ATTGCGGACGCCTGCTTCCTTCAACGTGTGATTTTCCACAATGTATTCCACCACGGAGTCGGGAATGACAATGTCACCCTCTGCAAACGCAACCTCGGCGCGAATGCGCGGAATTAAGTAGTTCTGCGCGATGAACGTCTTGTCTTTTGTGCTGTACCCCGTGGTCCGAATCTTGTACATGCGGTCCAGCAGGACGGGATTCACGCGGCTTTCGTCATTGTAGCTGAAGATGAAGAGGCACTTGCTCAAGTCAAACGCCACTTCCGAAAAGTACTTGTCGTGGAACTGCGAATTTTGCGACGTGTCGGTCAGGTGCGTGAGGATGCCGACGATTTCCTCGCCCTTGGACGTTTCGCTGATTTTGTCCAGCTCGTCAAAGTAGATGACCGGGTTGCTGGATTTGCAGCGGATGAGAATGTCCACGATTTTGCCCCACATGCTGCCCTCATACGTGTATGAGTGTCCCTCCAAGAAGCTGCTGTCGGTGGCGCCACCGAGCGCAATGAACGCAAAGTCGCGCCCCAGAATCTTGCTGATGCCTTCCTTGACCAGCGACGTTTTTCCCGTGCCGGGGGGTCCGTGGATGGCAACGGCGGTGCCGATGGCGGCGGGGTTGGCGATCCACTGTCCCACCATCTGCATGATTTGCATTTTGGCATCGTTCAAGCCGTAGACTGCAGCGTCAAGCCGGGTTTTAGCGGCGGTCATGAACTCGTGGCATTTGTCCACGCCGTCTGCAATGGTGATCGGGAGATTCTTGTTCTTATTAAACGGGATTTGCATGAAAGCATCCACCCAGTTTTTCAGCTTGCAGTACTCGCCGCATCCCGGTTCCATGTACTGCAGCATGCCAACCTTGCGCAAGGCGACGGCCTTCATGTCGCGCGGAATGTCGGATTCAAGCAGGGTAAGTTTGTATGGCTTTTCAATTGCAGTCACCTTGACAACTGCATTCATTTCGTCAATGAGCACGCGCTGCTGCTGGATGGTGAGGTGCTTCTTGAAGTAATCCATGTCGTTCGTGGAACTCTTTCTGCGCAACAGTTTGCGAAATTTTTTTGAATTTTTGCGTTTCTGCTTGTAAGTGAGCTCGTCCAACTCCTTCTTGATTTTTTCTTCGGATTCCTTGAGAGTTTTCAGCTGTTTTGACACGACGCGATTTGTTTTATCTTTGATCAGCATTTCTTCGTATCTTGTGCGCAACGACTGCAGCATCGCCAATTCATCCGTGTATTTTTGTTGCAATGCTTCCAATTCGTTTGCGTCGTCGCATTCGTCATTGTCGTCATCGTCGGACGAATAATAGCTGTCATCAGCATCTGAGTTGTCTTCGTATTCCTCGTCGTCATCATAATCTTCCCATTCATCGTCGCTGTCGCCAGGAATGTAGTCTTCATCGCTGTCGTCGTCGTCGTCGTCGTCGTCGTCATTTAAATCAATGCCCCCTTGTTTCTTGTCAAAATCTAGGCGCCGGGAAATATTGTCACTTGCATTTTCTTGGGATTTCGGCTCAACGTGGATGATGATGTTGAAATTTTGTTTGGTTTTATCACTCTTTTTGGTGGATGATGATGCTGCTGCTGCTGCTGCTGCTGCTGCTGCTGCTGCCTTTTTAGGAGCCATCGGAATCGGAACCGGAACCACCTTTGTGGGTGGAGGAGTTGAAGGCAGAATTGGCGATTCAGTTCCCGAAAATGCATTTTCAATGATTGCATTCATGATTGCATCATCTGCATTGCTTTTGGGTGTGAGGGATTTTGCATTTGTCTTTGTCTTTGTCTTTGTCTTTGTCTCTTTCTTTGGCTTTGGCTCTGTCTCTGTCTCTGTCTCTGTCTCTGTCTTTGTCTTTGTCTCTGGCTCTGTCTTTGTCTTTGTCTTTGTCTTTGTCTTTGTCTTTGCATCTTTCGTGGAATCCGTAGAATCGGCAGTGGCAGCAGCGGATTCAAGCTCTTTTATTTTTTCGTTCATGTAGTTTGAAGGGAATAAATCAGACAACAGCCGATTCACTTCCAGTCTGTCATACTCTCTTTGTGATTTTTGCGAATTTTTCTTTTTCTGAACGGGAGTCTGAACGGGAGTTGTCTTTTCGTCAATGGTGGCAGCAACGGAACCACCACCAGTTGTGCAAGAGGTGCCAGAAGCCGCCGTCGTGGATAATGCACCCGCTGCCACATTGGCGGAACCACCCGCATCATGTTCGTCCATGTCATTGTCGGTCGCATCGCTGTCCGGTGACGGTGGTTGCGGTGCGTTGGGGTCCGGTCCGGAACGGTTGTTCTTGTAAACCCGAGCAGCATCTTCTTGCACCTTTGATTTGGTGATTCTCTTCTTGGGCAGGGTTGCAATGTTGACGGGCATTGAATTGCGTTGATGGGTGCGTTGTCCGAGTACAATTAGTCAGTGCATTGTGTTTATGTTTCATTTTTTTGTTTTCAATTTTTTTTCAAAATGCGATTTAAAACAAACTCAGAATCAAAGAATCAAAATCGGGTTCAATTTCAATAAAAATTGATTTCAAAACAATCTAAATATTATTTAGTAAGTATAAGGAGGATTCTATCATTTTTAAGACACACACGCAAACAGTGTATAGCAATGGCATCAATCGCATCAGTCAAACCCCGACCATCAAAAATCATTGGCATTCAATTCAGCATGCTGTCACCCGAAGAAATCCGAAAAGGATCGGTCACCGAAATCACGAGTCGCGACACGTATGTTGGGAACAAACCCGTCATCGGCGGATTGTTTTGTCCGTACATGGGCGTGTCTGAACCGGGCATGCTTTGTCCCACCGACGGTTTGGACTACATGACCACGCCCGGGTATTTCGGCCACATTGAATTGGCTGCCCCCGTCTTTTATTACCAGCATTTGGCCACCGTGCACAAGATTCTGCGCTGCGTATGCATCAAATGCAGCCGACTGCTCATCAGCAAGGAAGCGCACAAACAAGCCCTGAAAATGCTGCCCGATGAGCGCTGGTCTTACGTGTTTGGCGTGGCAAGCAAGGTGAAGCGCTGCGGTGACGACAATGAAGACGGCTGCGGCTGTCTCATGCCCAAAAAAATCAGGAAGGAGAATTTGGCCACTCTGATTGCAGAGTGGGAAAGCGACGGCATCAAAGGCGTGTCCGAAGAAGACGCCAAAAAAATGAACATGATGCTCACTCCCGAAATTGTGCTGAAAATATTTCGCAGAATCAGCGACGATGATGTGTCGTTCATGGGGTTCAGTCCCACGTTTTCGCGCCCGGATTGGATGATTTGCCAAGTGTTGGCGGTTCCCCCGCCGGCAGTGCGTCCCTCCATCAAAATGGACGGCCAGCAGCGCAGCGAGGACGACCTCACGCACATTATCGTCAACATCGTGAAGGCAAACAAGACGCTGCAGGAGAAGATACGAGACGGCGCGCAGGCCAACATCATTGCCGATTGGCACACGGTCCTGCAGTATTATTGTGCTACGTTGGTGGACAACAACATTCCGGGTGCGGCACCCGTGGCCCAGCGTTCCGGACGCCCGCTCAAATCCATCAAGGAGCGCTTGAACGGCAAAGGCGGTCGCGTGCGCGGCAACCTCATGGGCAAACGCGTGGACTTTTCGGCGCGTTCCGTGATCACACCGGATCCCAATTTGTCAATTCGGGAGCTCGGCGTGCCCCTGAAGATTGCAAAGAACATCACGAAGCCGGTCGTGGTGAACGACATGAACCGCCGCTTTTTGACCAAGCTGGTGCGCAACGGGCCGGAGGAGTATCCTGGCGCGAAGATTCTGGAGCGCAAGGGCGGCGAGAACATTTCGCTGCGATACGCCGACCGCGACAACATCGTGCTTTACAATGGCGACATTGTTCATCGGCACATCATGGACGGCGACGGCGTGCTGTTCAACCGTCAGCCCACGTTGCACAGAATGAGCATGATGTGTCACATTGCGCGCATCATGCACAAGGGTGACACGTTTCGCATGAACGTCGGCGACACCAAGCCCTACAATGCCGATTTTGACGGCGATGAAATGAACATGCACATGCCGCAGGACGAGGAGGCCGAGGCGGAGTTGAAGAACTTGGCGGCTGTGCCGTACCAAATCATCAGCCCGGCGAAAAATCAGTCCATCATTGGCATTTTCCAGGATTCGTTGCTGGGTTCATATCGCTTGACCCGCCCCGGCGTATCGTTTACACCGCGCGATGCCATGAACCTGCTCATGGCGCACACTGGCGTAAACGAAGGGTTATTTGCATCTCATGCGGACCGCATAACCAGTTTCCAAATCCTGTCGCAGATTATGCCGGCATTCACCATGAAGTACAAGACCAAGGGTTTCGGCGAAAACGACGACTTTGCGACGTCACCCGGCGTGCTGGAAATCGTGGACGGTAAGTATCTGCGCGGGCAGCTGGACAAGGACGTGCTCGGCGGGGGCAGCAACGGCCTCATCACGCGCACCTGCAACGACTTTGGCAACATGGCGGCGTCGGACTTCATTGACAATCTGCAGAACATCGTCACGGAGTACATGAAGTCCAGCGCTTACAGCGTCGGCATCATCGACTTGATTGCCAATCGTGCCACAAATGAACAAATCACACAGTCCATTACGGCGAAAAAGAAGGAGGTGAAGAACCTCATTGACCAGACGTATCTCGGCATCTTTGAGAACGCGACGGGCAACACTAACGAGGACGAGTTTGAATTCCAGGTCACTAACATTTTGAACAAGGCCACGAACGACTCCGGCAAAATCGGGCTGAAGAGCTTGGACAAGGACAACCGCTTCGTCACCATGGTCAAGGCGGGTTCCAAGGGCAGCGACTTGAACATTTCGCAGATGATTGCGTGCCTCGGGCAGCAGCTCATTGACGGCAAGCGCATCCCCTACGGGTTTGAGAACCGCACGCTGCCGCACTTTACGAAATACGATGACTCCCCGGGCGCGCGCGGGTTCGTGGAAAACTCCTTCATCTCGGGACTCACGCCGGAGGAGCTCTTCTTCCACGCCATGGGTGGTCGTGTGGGTCTCATTGATACCGCGGTCAAATCCGTGACATGGGAAACCCCAGTGGTCGTCGTTGAAAATGATGCGCCCAAATACGTCAAAATTGGCGAATGGATTGATGCGCACATTTCGTCGTCCTCATCAGTACAGCGCATGACGGAGCAAAACATGGAATATTTGGAGCTGGATCATCCCGTCAAGATCGTGACAATGGACTACGACGGCCATGTGTCCTGGGAAACGGTAAGTGCAGTCACGCGGCACGATCCTGGAGAAAAATTGTACAAGATCACGACCCATGCTGGGCGCTATGTCACCGTGACTGCAAACAAATCGCTACTGGTTTGGAATGCGGAACTGGGTGAGTTTCGCGAGAAATACACGGACGAAATCAAGGTTGGCGATTTCGTGCCAGTTGCGAAGCATGTTTGCAATTACCGTACAGATGAAGATTCAGAGGCTGAATTTGAACGCGGCAAAGATGCTGCCAGTTCCATTGAAAAACATATTCCAGCGGAATCGTATGTTGCAGGAAAGGAGTATATCAAGGGTCTCATTGGGTCGTACTTTTCAAAACATGCAATCGTGTCACAGGAGTCGTCTACGATTGATCTCGTATCTGGCCAAAATCGTCTCGTGGAAGACTTTGCGTTTCTCTGTTCACGTTTGGGCATTCACGCAGTGGTTTCCGTCGTAGATGATGCTCATTGTCTGAAAATTTGTGGGTCAAATGTGCAACAATTCACGCAGCAAATTACATTTGATGATGAAGCGAAGGATAAGATTTTGAAATCCATCGCATGGACTGATGATGGTCATGATAGTCAAGGTGTTCACAACGACGTGGTTCTGGATGCAATTGTCAGCATTGAATACGTTGACCCCGCGCTGCATCCCAAGATGTACGATTTGACCATTCCCACCACGCTCAACTTTGGCTTGGCGAATGGACTCCAAGTGCGCGACACTTCTTCCACAGGATATATCCAGCGCCGACTCATCAAGGGCATGGAAGATTTGAAGATTGAGTACGACATGACGGTGCGCAACAACAAGGGCCGCGTCATTCAGTTCAGCTACGGCGAGGACGGCATTGATCCCGTCAAAGTGGAGAGCCAGGTTATGCCCCTGGTGAATATGGGCTTGGACGAGATTTACGCGCACTACCACATGCCGAGCAGCGACCCGAAGGACGTGGTGTTCACGGCAGCATTCACCAAGGGCGTCATTTCGCGCATGAAGAAGCAGAAAGCCGAGAACGACGCCAAGTGCAAGGAGTGGATTGACTTCATGATTGAACAGCGCGAAAAAGTAATTCAGAGCGTGTTTCGCAACAAGAACAACGATCGCGTGTATCTGCCGGTGGCGTTCGCCCACACCATCAACAACGTCAAGGGCCTGCAGCAAATCAACAATAACTCCATCGTGGACATCACGCCGCTTGAAGCGTTTGCCATGATTGAGGCAGCATACAAGCGCCTAGAAGGCATGCACTACTGTGCGCCCACCCAGCTCTTCAAGGTCATGTTCTTCTACTACTTGTCGCCGAAGGACTTGCTCATGGTGAAGCGTTTCAACAAGAAGGCGCTCACCGTGCTGCTGGAAATGATCGTGCTGAAATACAAGAACTCGCTCATTGCGCCGGGCGAAATGGTGGGCATGATCAGCGCCCAGAGCATTGGTGAGCCGACCACGCAGTTGACGCTCAACAGCGTGTCATACGACACACGTGTGATGTTGCGAATTGACGGGCAAATCAAAGTGTTTCAAATCGGAGAATACATTGACCAATACATTGAAAAGGCGGAACGCATGGAAGATCATCCGAATGACACGAAACTTGGATACATCAATGCGGGCGAAGATGTGTTTGTTCCATCAGTTGATGCGTGGGGCATTACGAGTTGGAAACGCGTTGAAGCAGTCACACGTCACCCGGTTGTGAATGTGGATGGAACGAACACTGTGCTACGAGTCACGACCGAGGATGGAAGACAAGTCATTGCAACGAAGGCAAAATCATTCTTATCCATTGATGCCAAAAACCAATTGGCTGCAACAAATGGTTCAGACCTCAAGGTTGGAGATTACATTCCGATCAACCAGAGGGCGTTTGAAATGCCAGAAAACGATTCGTTTGATGTGTCTATCATTTTGAAAAAATCAGAGTATTCCTTCGGGAGTGAAATAATGAAGGCATTGTCGTATTGTCATGAACGAAACTGGTGGGCAAATCATGCCAACATTGATTTCGTGGTGCCTTATGCAAGAAGCGACTCGTTACTTGGAGCTGCAACCGGCAAATGTCGCCAAGGTGCAAATACAAAACAATCATTTGAGACAGGCGTTGTGTATTTGAAACACAAAGGGAAACAATCAAGAATTCCGGAAAAAATACCATACGATTTTGAGTTCGGTTATTTGATTGGTGCATATTGCGCAGAAGGATGCATCACAAAAACACAAATCTCAATTTCAAACAATGACGTGATGTTCTTTGAACCCATCAATGCATTGATGCTTCGCTGGGGAATCACCACAAAGTATTACGTTGTTTCAAACAAAAATGATCAAGAAGGATGGACCTCATCTGATTTGAGAATTTATTCAAAACTGCTGACTGAAATATTGAATTCACTGTGCGGAAAAGGTTCTGACAACAAATTCATTCATCCCGAACTCTTGAATGGGAACAAAGAATTCATGCGCGGTGTGTTGAGTGGTTATTTCGGTGGAGATGGGGCAATTGACAAAAAAACAAAATACATTAGTGCGTATAGTGTTTCCAGAAAATTACTTGAAAATATTCAAAGCATGTTGGGGTTTGGATTTGGAATTTACAGCAAAATAACCAAACCAACCAAATGTGAAACAAACAATCGTGGTAGCAAAAACATATTGCAAGGATACACCATTTGCATCAAATCAGATGGTGCTGTCAAATTTGCAAATGAAATGCGTTTGTTCATTGATTACAAACAGGCCCGATTGGATGAAATTGCAAAGGGATCTACTAAATCATCAGAAGTGAATGATGTCATTCCAACATTTGTGCACAACGGAAAGGTGCACACAAACATGAATCGCAAAAAACTGGCCGCAATCATTGGAACCAACCCATTTCCCGACGTTCGCTTTGACAAGATTGTCAGCATTGAAGAAATTCCAAACCCAACCGAATGGATGTATGATTTCACAGTTGAAGAAACGCGCACATTCATCGTTGAAAATGGCATGGCATTGTTCGACACATTTCACACTGCAGGCAGCGGTGTTGCCATGAAGGCGAACGTTACGCGCGGTGTGCCTCGCATTGAGGAGCTGCTGTCCATCACCGAGAACCCGAAGAACTCGTCGCTCACCATTTGCCTGAAGAAGGACGAGGAGACGGATTGCGAGCGCGCCAAAGAACTCATTGCGCAGATTGAGCTCACGCTGCTGAGCGAGTTGGTGGAGAGCGTGTCCATTTGCTTTGACCCCGACGATTTGAACACGCTCATTCAGGAGGACCGCAGCACGATGTTGCAGTATTACGAGTACCAGCGCATGCTGAACGAGTGCGCGGGAATAGATGCACCAGAGGCCGACGATGAGCAGAATGATTCGGGCCGTTCCAAGTGGATCATCCGCATGGTGATGAGTCGCGAGGCCATGTTGGACAAGCGCATCACTATGGACGACGTGCACTTCGCGATTAAGAACAGCCACGGCGACGACGTGAGCTGCATTTACGCCGACTACAATGCAGATAAGCTGGTGTTCCGTCTGCGCATGAACAACATCAACGGCAAGAAGCCGCTTAAGCCGAAGGAGAACCCGCTGGACCAGTCCGACAAGATTTACTTGTTGAAGGCGTTCCAAGACCAGCTGCTGAACAACATTGTGTTGCGCGGCTTGAAAAACATCAGCAAGGTCACGCTGCGCAAGCTCATGGACACGTTGCACAAGGAGGACGGTGCTTACGTCAAGAAGGAGACGTGGGTTCTAGACACGAAAGGGACCAACTTGATGGACGTGCTGGCGCTGGACTACATTGACGGTAGTCGCACGATCAGCGACGACATTCAGGAAATTCACAGTGTGTTGGGCATTGAAGCCGCACGCGAGGCGCTTCTGTCGGAGATGACGGGCGTGTTTGAGAACGACGGCACGTACATCAATTACCACCACTTGAGCTTACTGTGTGATCGCATGACGGCGAGCGCCGGCATGGTCTCCATTTTCCGGCACGGCATCAACAACGACAACATTGGTCCCATTGCCAAGGCGTCGTTTGAGGAGACGCCGGAGATGTTCTTGAAGGCCGCGCGCCACGCGGAGCTGGACCAAATGCGCGGCATTTCGGCGAATGTCATGTGCGGACAGGAGGGGTATTACGGAACCAGCAGCTTCCAAGTCATGCTGGACCTGCCGAACATGATTGCCAAAATGGAGGACGTGGCGTTCCAAGCGCAGAACGAGCAGGCGGAGATTGCGGAGGCGATGGGCGCAGCCGCCATGGACACGAGCGCCTGCGCGTTTGAGAATCTGACCATTGAGTCCAATGTGGGCAGCATCCAGAAGGTGGACTTGGGTCAGAGTGCGGACAACTACAACATCGGGTTTTAGCGATGATACGCTGGTTGAACTGTTAAACTGTTGCAATAAAAATTGTTTCATTCTTTATCATTTTTATCATTTGTTTTATTTTTATAATATAAACAAATTCAGCACAATGCCGCGTGTGTTCATCATTGCTGCTCATGGAAGCATGCCAATGATTGCCGACGATTCCGTTGCACTGCCGAAGACACCGGAATTCCTAAACTTAAGAAAAAAAACCGCCGCCGTAGGCAGAAAAACGGTTGCCCCCGTGATAAAAAAATCCACCGACAAAAAAGCCACTAATAAAAAATCCACCAACAAAAAATCCACCAACAAAAAATCTGAGACTGATTCTGCGAGTGATTCTGTGGATCCATTTGCTACCCCAATCCACCTGCCACCGTCGCCACCGCCACCGCCACCGCCACCAGTTGGTTTTGTTTTTGCTGCCATGGGCGCATTCAAAAAGCCGGCTTCTTTCATAGCACCAGTTGACACCTTCACGACTGCCAAGTGTGGGCAGCCTTTCTGTGCCGATTTAAGATGCGACGAACCATTCGTGGGATTGGCTTACACTCTGAGTCAGCAGCGCCTGACGTCCGATGTTCCAAAGGATGCAGTCAGGAAACTCATACAAGATGCGATGACCGGCATAAGAAGCGATCCTCGTCATGCGGATGCCCTGACTATGGGTGAGAACAAAATTCGTTGTCATATAAAAGGTCATGAAATTGCAGATCTATTTTTGTTTGGTCCAAATCATGCAGTGCCGGTCATTGAAAGCGTGTCAATGGTTGACATGGCAACCGGTGAAATCCGGGATGTGCATAGCCGATTTGGACTTGTAGAAAAACAGTCGGTGTCTTCCACAAGACAAGCAGTGGCTCATGGTGCGGCGGATGACATGGCGGTTTTGCAGGCCGCAAAATCACGCGCTGAATACGATTTGCAAACACTGCAACACGCCGATCCCTTTTATTTTAAAACGAAACAGGCACACATTAAAGCCATTGACGACACAATGCATGGCATGCTGCATGAATCCAAATTTGAATTCTCTCCGGAATTAAAAAAGATGTATGGCGAACGAGTTAAACTGTCGGACCTTCTGAAAATAGGAACAGACACAGGAGTGATTGATCCCGAAAACGATTTTGTGGTTGTGTATGCATGCCGGGTGCCGGACGAACGCGTGCCGCCGGGCACAATGCACAGCCCGCGCGGCAGTGACAGCGAGGGCAGCGTGGGTGGCACAAGGTCTAACCAAAAACAAAAACAAAAACAACAAAGTAAAAGCAAAAGCAAAAGCAAACAACGGTCTAGAAGAAAAACATGCAAACGCCGCCGCAATTAATTCATAATGCAAAATGCAAATATAAAAATAATATTTGCAATATGCATGCCCTAACAAAATGGACCAGCAAAAAAAAGCGCTTTCCCGAGAAATAGATGCCATCATTGTGGGCTGCGCGTTGGGCGAAGCGCGCGACGAAGCGCGCGACGAAGCGCGCGACGAAGCTTGCGACGAGGCTGGACTAGTGCGTTTAGCAATTCAGTACGCGACGGAGTTTCGTTGCCCGTACCAACTTTCGGCAGCACACATGCGAAGCTTGGAAACAGATGCGGAACGGGAGGTCGCGCGCCAACTGGAAATTAAGGTGAACGGCGTTATCAAATACACCATTAGACGCACGACTCCGGCCATGATGGGACTAGGCCTTCTAGCAATGCAGCGGTTTACGGCCCAACCTAAACCTGCGAAAAAGTTGATGCGCGCCTGTAAATGCACCGCAACTAAACGGTCCCCCAATTGCAAAATGCCAATAACAATGTGCAAACACACCAACCCATCATTGGTGCAAACAATTAAACGAAAGCCAAGGACGAAGTCTGCATCGCCAAGGACGAAGTCTGCATCGCCCAAGACGAAGTCTGCATCGCCAAGGACGAAGTCTGCATCGCCAAGGACGAAGTCTGCATCGCCAAGGACGAAGTCTGCATCGCCAAGGACGAAGTCTGCATCGCCAAGGCAGTAATCATGATTATAAATGACAAAATGACGGGGCAAAATGATGTGGGTTTCCACATCATGTTTCACATCCATTCACATCCACATGAATTAATCCGCGTCTTTTTCTTTTAGTGCCCGTTTTTTTACCACGGGAACGTATTCCGCAACAAATTGTGAGACTGAACTCACGCCAACGACCAATTGTTTCATGATTTCGGAGACAAGCGTGGCATTGGTGCATTGACTGAGCGGGAATTTCATGACATTTGCGGCCGTACGAACAATGCTGTAACCGGGGGCAACATCTCGGGTGCGTCCGGATGTCATCACGTAATAAAATGCGGCATTTGTTTCATCGGGTTCATGCGCATGGTACAGCACCAGCGCGGGTTGTTGATTTTCAACCAATGGGTATTTCATGTGTCCGGCAAACAGCACGATCGGTATTTTAAAGCGCTGGGCCAGAATCCACAGGTCCAAGTGCGTCATGTAATGGAACGTGTTCATGATGAAGTCTTGCACGTTGGTGGCCAGCACTCGCCGGTTGGCGGTCAAGTGTTTGTAATAATTCATCAGCTGCACCTTGTGCGTGCGCGCGAGTTCTTCATATTTGCCCACCAAAATGTCCTTCAGTTCGCGCACACTCACGTCGTTGTATTCGGCGCGTTCCTCTTTCATGATGGCGATGAAGGTTTCAAACGTGCACTCCCCCCCAGCGTTGTCAAATGCGAGCAGCTGCATGGTAGGGGGGAAATAATGCGTCGCGGCACCTGCCAGCGGTTTAAGTGAAACGGGTGCACAAACATTGCCGTCGTCGGAAGCACCGGTTGGGGCAGCACCAACACCAACCCCAACATAATTGCTGGACGGGACTTCGCCTGGATTCAGTGCCGGGTTTGCAGTGGCGAACGCGTTGTATCGTGCGAATGGGTTCATTGACCCCGCGCCGGGTTCCAGATGATCAAAATAGGGTTCCAGCTGCGAATGCAACAAAATGATTTCGTCGGGATGCGTCTCATATGCAATCGGGGAGAGCGAGGAAAACGAGGACGCATGCGACATGATGAACCGCCGAATGCGCGTGTATCGCAACAGCTCATCGGCCAATTTGCCGTAGTAAAATGTGCGGTTGTCCATTCCGTTGACCAAGTTTTTGTGCGGCAATAAAATGACGCATTCATTGGCTTCCGCATTAACCATGCGCATGCACGTGTTTGGTCCATACTCCATCCGAGATTCGGCCGAGATGCACTGCATGAATGCAACGGATTCCGTTTTGAACGCGTTCAGAACGGCATCCGACATTTGCGTGAATTGGATGGACGGGTCCCCCATCTCGCGGCAAATGCGCATGATTTCACGCAGCTTGTCTTGATGGGTTCCATCATTGTGCGCGTGCAGGATGCTTTCCAACCGTTTCTTTCGTTCCATGTTCTTGATTTTGTTGATCATGATGCGCATGGAATTGCGAAACAGCGAGTACATTTCGGTTTCTAGCCGAATGCGTCGCACGTATTTCACTCGCTTGGCGTCCTCGTTGGACCCGGTTTGCACTTCTGCATCGGCTTCATTGGGATTCGTGGTGTTGTAAGCAATGAGGTCCAGCGGTTTGACGCCAGCAGGCACCGGCGGAATGTCCAACACGGGGATGTGCGGTTGAATTTCCATGAACTGGTTGGTTTCCGTCATGATTCCAATCAGGCGGCCGTCATCAACCACGTTGATGCGCGGCAAGCACGGGATTCGGGCCTTTGTTTCTTTGCTCACATATGTGAGGAATTGCAACGTGTCCTCGTACGAGCTCCAAATGCTGAGATCATCCATCATCACTAAGTCCATGTCAATTTCCGAAAAATGCGGGTCCAACGGCGATGCCGCCGTCATGATGATGCCGTTGGCGCGCATTTTTTCAACCTCCAATCCAATCACCTTGGAATCGTAATTCAACACCAGTCGGTTGACCGTGAATTTCTCTCTCTTTAAAATGGAGATGGCTTCGTCGGCCGAAATGTTGTATTTGAAGGTGTATGGTCTGACGGTGGGGACTTTAATCGGAGCACACTCCGGCATGATTTGGAATCGGATTAGGTCTATCATGACTTTCAGATTGGGCAGGAGCGTTGCTTCGTTCAGGCTGAATGATTTTTTGATGTCGGATTTTTTGGCGTTGTCATTGTCGGTGAATTGATATATGGGTTCATAATAGTTGTATTGTTTGATGAGTATCACGGTTGGTTTGTGCGCGTTGAACTGGTTGTTGGAATAGTGATTGGACGGACACACGATGTTGAGCGCGTCGCTGTTGTCGTCTTTCGGGATTTCTAGGATAATGAGATTGAACCCGATGTTGCGGATCGCGAGTTCTTTGCTGTTGGCAACGCCCTTTTCTTGTGCATGTTTCAGCGCGTGATCCAGCCGCTGCTGCTGCGTGTTGAATATCGTTGGATTGAACGTGGTGAAAATGTCCCACATGTAGGTGTGATCAATCACGGTGTCGTTGCTTTCAATGAATCGTCGGAAGTTTTCGTACGCATTGATGGTGTTGCTCATTGCGGCCCTCTGCTTTGCCGCGGCCGCGTCGTTGCCCTTCATGCTTGCGGTCATTTTCTTAACGTAGTTGCTGTTCTTGTAAATGGACCCCGGCCCATTCACTTCCTTGTCTTGTCCGGGTGCGGGTTTGAATGCGTCCACCAGCGTGCCGTTTTGATACGTAAGAAACGAGTCCAGCGTGATGCCGTCCAAAATGATTTTTTTCATTTCGGTGATGCTTTTGGGGCGCTCGTCCTGTCGCATGGCCGCCATGCACGCAATGAACGACTGCAGCTCGCTGAGTTGCGACGGACGCCCACCCAATGATGCGTCTTGGTCCCATTCCTGCACCCCGTGCCGCAACAAGCACGCCACGTTCTTCTTCAGCATTTTGTTGGTCTGGCTCACTTGGCACGTGCTGTTGTCGTAGTTCAAAAACCGTTGCACGGCTTGGGGCAAATATCCACGGCGACCCAGAGGAATCGGAAATTTATCCGGACCCACAATGTATTCGTCCTTTGGGGGCGGTTGCACCGCGACGACGGGTGATGCCGCAGATGGAGGCACGGCCTGTGTTGTTGGGGCCTGTGTTGTTGGGGCCTGTGTTGTGGGGGCCTTTGCTGTGCGCAGTTTGTCTTCACACACTTTTAAATCGGCAAATTTTTGTTGTTTTTTGAAGCAGCAAGGCACGCACAAGCCATCGGGGTGCACGCTGGCATTTAAAAATCCGGGGTAATGTTGAATGTATCCTTTGGCACCCATGTGTTCTTTGCCGTAGTCATTGAACTCAAATATGTACTTTTCAAGCGTGACTTCCTTGTCTTTTTTGCCGATGACGTGCTGTTCCAAATGCTTGTCCTTCACCTCTTGCTCTGTCATGGGTCGCCGGTCTTTGAAACTCCAGTATCTCGGGCACATGTAATAATACTTGTTGTTGGGATCGGACCCGTATTCCAGCGCGTCCTTCAGGAGCGGGCGCATGGTTGGGTCGGCGTGCAGCTCGTCGTATTCCTGCTTGGACAGCACCACTGGCTGCCGTTTGATGTTGGACTGGCAGTTGGTGGAATACGTGTCGTAATTCCCCGTTTTTTTTGAGAGAAACAGGATCGGTTCACTCCGTTGCAGTTTCTGCTCAAACGGGTTTGGATTTTTCAAAGACTGCGGCGCGTATGCGTGCGACTCGGAGTCGGAGTCGGATTCGTCCTCGGACTCGGACATGACAGCCGCCGCCGCCGCAGCCGCAGCCGCCGTTTTTTTGGGTGCACCTCCCAGTTGGTCGCTTCCTTCGCTGTCGCTGTCTTCGCTTTCGCCCTCGGATTCCATCATCATGTCCATCATGCCGAGCACGTCGGCTTCGGACACGTTTTCCAATGCATCCAGTCCTTCGGCTTCCCGTTCCAGAGCCCGCTCAAGTGCGATGCGGTCTTCAAACGAGAGGTCGGCCACAAATGCAGGAACGCCCTCTTCGTTTGATTCGGTTGGTTCATGCAGCTCTTTCACTTCGGTCACCTTGCGCCCGGAACTCTTGGAGCACAGATTTTCCAGCATGGGCATCGGCACGCGGGTGGTTCGTTTGCCTTTATCATGCATGGAAATCCGCAAAAGGGCATCCACGTAAATTTCCAGCAGGCGAATGTATCGGGCGCTGGTTATGTCGCTGATTTCAACATGCAGCTCCGTATTTTCACGGCGCACAATGGTCAAAAATCCGGGTTGCTTGATTCGCGTCCGGATGCGTCGGTGCGCGCCCTCCATGACTTGCTCCGCCAGCCGATAATCCGCAATGCGCTGCATGGCCGCTTCTTCGGTCTTGACCAAGCGATTTTTGACGAGCCCCGCAACAATGCTGCTAACCGTGGCCTCCTTGCGCATGCGTTCCGCAATGTACGCTTCGGCCCCGAAGCGCTCGTCGTAATTGGACACGCGCTTGTACCGCATGCTGAGTTCGCCGTCGGTTTCGTCAATCACCGCAAACACGGCCGACACGCACCCCATGATGTTTTGTAACCGCAGCATCGGCGTGTCCATCAAATGCGCGGCCCACACAATGTCCACTATTTCCACCGTCGGCACGGCAATGCTGCAGAACTGGTCAATGCTGTTGCCGCTGGTGCTCTGCAAAAACCGGCGCGCTTCGTCCAAAAGGGGGTTCAAGCACGCGCGCAACACGCGGTTGATCGCATTGTCGTAGTCATTTTCAGCGTCCCCGTACTGCACCGTCCGGCGAAAATGCGCCTTGACGTGCACGTTGGCTTCCGCGTCAAATTCGCACACCACTTCACATGCGAAGCCATTGTCCAGCCGGTGTTCCATGTAAGCCGCCACCCGCCGGCGCTTGCCGATTTCGCCGTCCAAACGCACAATCTTGGCCTTGGTCAGTGCCGGAATGCGGCGCCCGTTTTTGGCAACACCGGGCGCATACATGCGATACACCTTCTCTCGCTGCCCCTGCGGGTTGTATTTAATGAGCAGCGTTTGGTGTGCGCTGTGCAGCACTTTGAACAGGCTGTCCAGCGGCATGACGAATCGGGTCACCGGCTTCATAATGAATTGCACCGATTTGATTCCGCGCTCGGCGTACCGCAGTTCGGCTGGGTTTTGCCGTTCATTGTGCACCCGATGCAACAGTTCCACCGCTTCATTGTGCTTAACAAATGCCGCGTCAACGTGCTGGCGCGTTTCATCCAGCAGTTCTTGCCGGCGCTCGGCCAGCTGCTCGCGTGACGCAATGCCTTTTTCATGCAAGTACGGGTAATACAGCTTGATCTTGACCGCGTCGTCGTCTGCACCGGTCAACACATCCCCTGCGCAGCACACGTGGATTTGCATGACGGGTTCTTGCACAATTCCGTACTCCAGCAGCACGGTTTTGTTCTTGGTTTTCACTAAATCCGGGTGCGCTTTGTTCAAAAAGGGGTCCAGCGTTGTTTGGAACGGGTTGGCGGGCAGGGGGTAGTCATACTGCAGCGACTCCCCCAGCGGCACGTCCATGCGCAGGTCTTCCTCGCTGTGCTGAATGGCCAGCAAAAACTCGGACAGCTCGTCGGCCGTGTAATTGTCTGCGTCTGACGCTGACAGCGTTGCGCACAGCTTTTCGGCAACGTGCGGACTCTTCAAATTTTGACACAGGATTGCCAGCCGGTCACGCGAGATGGGGAATCGGTGCCCGCACGTCAAGAGGTGGACGGTGCGCTCCACCGTCAAAAACGGCTGCACGCTGGCATACAGGTACAGCTCGTCGTAGCTCACCGACGGCAATTCCACAAGCAGCTTGCGCTTAATGGTTTCTATGGTGTCGTCTGGATATATGCGCTGGCTGGAGTACTTGACCCCATTGACCCCAACGGATCCACCTTCTTCGGCGGGTCCAAACACGAGTGTCGCGCCCGTTCCTTCAATGGTTGCAATGCAGAGCGGTTCCATATGTGCAGAATTATATCACAGCTATATAATTATTGATATTATATAATGACGTTGTTAACAATTTGGCACTATATGAGTTTCAATGCACAAATAAACCTTTTCTTTTAAATATTTGTGCATCATTTTCATTTATCTTTCAGTTGCGACGTTTCTTGGTTGCTGCATTGCGACGATTGCGCCGATTGCGACGGGTTTTCTTGTATTTTTTCCCATTTTTGCTTTTTCCGCCATCAAATTCAAAATTATCAAATTTATCATCTGGTGAAAAATGGGTTGACCAATCTTGTGGCCATTCATGAAACTCATCATGCACCAGTGCGGCAGATCCCTGAAAATCAGGACCATCAACGGGTGCAAGTGCAGTGGATTCACGAGCACGCTTATCATGCAATCCCAAAAAATCATCATCATCATGTGCAAATGCCGGAGAATAATCACCATCTGTGCTAGCAACATGAGGAATGTAATAATGTTCAGACAATGGACTATCAACTGGGATACCAAGAATGCCGCTACCACTCACACCACTGCCACTACTGGGGTGCAAGACAATTCCCGAACGACATGCAAGAACCACCACTGGTATTTTTCCAAACCCGCGTTTTTTAAAAAAACCATCTGCATCATCGCAAAAATCAGCTAGCGACACTTGATGTTCTTTCGGTTGGTTCATAATTTGTTTATGTGCACGTCTTGTTTTATAAGTTGGATTCACATTTACACGTTTTGTTTCTCCTCTAATGGTCATGTCTATTATCTTTTTACGTACTGATTTAATGTCTTTTAACTTCGTGAAATAATCAATAATTGATTCGAATTTTCCATGAACCCTATCATACAATAATATATCATCATCATTTGAATCTTCTCCAGGTGTAAAAATTTTTAAATTGGGCACATTGCTTCCTTTATCATATTGTCTAATACATGCATTGCTTGGATCAAGGCTCCGCTTCAATCCATTAATCAAGGTTTGTCCCGTCATGGGAATGCCGCTGGCAAGCGGAAGGTGTTGAATAATATGCTGCATATGATCATCATTAAGCAAAAGACTTGAACCATATCGCACTGGAAATATCACAGGATTGGAGGTCTTAAACATGGGTTGTATCAGGTCTTTTCCGGTTCCATCGTCAACAATTGAACCATGTGAAATAATCACAAGCACATGATCTACAATGGATTCGTTGAAATCTTTGCTTATCTTATCACACACGTCGCTTGCCTGCACAGGCACAGGGCGGTAAGTTGAAGCAAATCTTTGCCTCCAATACGCATCTGGCATTGCTGCAGCACCATCCATGTCAGTAAAATATTATATATACACATGTTTAGAAATTATAATTAAACAAATGGCACATGTGATTAAAATGATTGCATTCAAACTTATCGCGGCCGTGTGCTCGGATGGCGGGATGGGCTACAAGGGCCGACTGCCGTGGCCGCATTGCAAAGCCGACATGGCCCATTTTGCTAAACGAACAACCGGCGGTGGCAACAACGCGGTCATCATGGGCAAAACCACATGGGAAAGCATTCCCGCGCGCCCGTTGCGCAATAGAGCCAACTTAATTCTCTCGTCTCAACCACCCGCACCCGTTAAACATGTGCACCCGGATGAACACTGGTTTAAAACCGTGCCGGAATTGTTGGCGCATTTGGAATCCGCAAACTACGACGAGGTGTGGATCATTGGGGGCGCCAGCATTTACGAACAGTTTTTGACCATGCACAAAAACAATGAAATCCGCATTGATGAAATGTGTGTTACCACGATGGACGGTGCATATAAATGTGACACGTTTTTTCCACTGCATTGCATTCATTGACTTATGAATGGGTTCGTTTCATGCAAATTATTGTGTGCAATTAACATATCCACAACGCCCGCCACTCGCAATGACCAACATATTTCAACATGCAGTTGGACTGGCGTCATTCGCATACACCATGACGCTGCTCGTTTTGTATCTCATTATCATGGCCTGCGCGCTAACCGTGTGCAACCTTTTGGGAACCGTGCTGTCGGACAAGATGGTGCACTTGATTAAGCGCATTGTGTCTTCCTATGCAAACGGCGTGTTCAAGTATTTCGCAATGCAGCCCTCTTGCGAGTATTTGAACGACACGTGTGAAAACATGCGCCAATATAAGAACAAACTCATTAAATCGGTTCGCATGTACTACAGACGGGTTCCCAAAAAACTTCTAAACTTGTACAATAAAATAACGCTGTGTCGGATGGACAATTTGATTCATGAAATGATGATGGAGCATGCGAAATCGGACCATTGCACCGAGCCCATGTCGGATTATTTGCGGCAAAATGCAGAGAGGCTGCCGTTTCATTGTGGTCTCATATTTGAAATGGAGGACGGCGCGCATTTGATGCTGGACAAAACATCCACAATTACACTGGTCAAAATGAAGGAGCCGCACATTAAAAATTCGGTCATGAAGGACATTTCTCTCAATGGCAAGGATGCAAAAATTACGTTGGGTGCATTTCTGGATGCGGGGAAGCGCCGCATGAAAGACGAACACTGGTTTCAATGGGACTTCAAGCACCATTGTTTCTACATCACCAAGCGGCTTTTGGTGAAAAACGGGTTGTATTCCGAGGAGGCACACGAAATGGCGCGATACTACACCCAAATGCAGCGCATGCACGACGCATCCAAAACATTTAGCTACTCTAAAAACTTGGAAATGTTTGTGCGCCTGCAGGCGCGCACGGTTGCATGCAACCTTGGATTCGTGGATAAAATAAATCGCATGATCATGTATTCATTCAACTGACCACTGACGCCAATTTTAATTCTTGAATTTCAAATATCAGCGGCGAACCGGCTCGTAGTGTCCGCCGCTCCACTCCAATTCAAATGTTTTATCGGCTGCATCGGTTGAAACCGGCAAGAATTCAATCAGTTGCTTGGGATGGCTGTGGCCGTGCCTGTGACCCGATCGGATGTCGTGCACCACAATCCGCGCGTTCCAAATGTTGCATGCGGCCTGAATCTCAATGGCACCGCCCCACGTGCTTGATGCGCGCATGGCGCTAATGTATTGATCCGACGACGAGTTTGAATCCAGCTGCAGCACATCGTGCGTGGCCATGCCACCAATAATGGGCAAATCGGCTTGCAGATAGTCGCAAATGCGCTGGCGAATGGCTTGTGGATCGGTTTGCGGAATGAAATGAGACAGACTGTTGAACAAACAACTCATTATTGATTGTTATTGATTGGATTGGATGTGTATAAAAAATGAATGTATTTTATTTTTTATAATGAATTAATTGGGCATTTTAATGTAGCGCAATGGGATTTGCTGCTGCTGCTGCTGCTAAACAAGTTTCAATCGCTGGAACAAATCACACAAACAGTGAGAGTTGTGTGGACGTGTTTTTTTGATTGGGACACTCACGCTCTTCACGCGTCAAAATAAGGGTTGTCGTTGATTTCAATGCCGCAGTACTGTTTTGGCTTCGCTTTGTAATCCACTGGCGTATATATTTTAATTTCCACGGCGTTTTGCAGTAGGAACTTGAAGTTTTTCCAGAACTCATCCTTGTGCCCGATGCTCTCTGTCATGATGTGCGCCATTTCGTGCAGCGCAATGAACATGAGCGTGTTGGGGTCAATGAGCTTGCCCCCCTCTTTTGTGGTGTTCAGACAGAACGCCAGCTTTTCGCCCTTGTTCTCGCTGTAAGCGGTGAATTCGCTGGTGGGCAGCGTTTCGCCCACTTGCTGCGGGTCAAATTTTGTCACCAAGCGTCGCACGTTGTCTTGGTTGGGATACGTCTTTCCCATGTGCTCCACCAGTTTCTTCATGTTCACGGTGCACTGCGCCAGCAAGTCGGCAGCCATGACCAGTTTGGTGCGTTCGCGCACGCAGTACTTGTTGCCGTCCACGTCGGACACCACGCACTTGAGTTGGAATGAGTCCGAGCTTTGATACACTCGGACGCAAATGACGGCAATGAGCACAATCAAAATGTATCCAAATATGTTGAATTTCATCGCGGCAATGATTCACTTATATATCATGCATGTTATTTTATAATTGGACAAAATATTGGACATGGACATTCCACTCCACTTGCAACATTTCAATTTCAACAATTGATAAATTTGTACGTCATGCCGTACTCATCATTGGTTTCCCAAATGCCGCATATTTTAAGCATGAATTGACATGCGGATCCAATCCCAATCCCAATCCCAATCCCATTCGCATTCGCATTCACACCATTTGCGCGGTCATTCACGTACACCTTAATGCACCCGCTGGTCAATTGGTTTCTCAGCAAATTCACGCATCGTCGCGGGCTTCTCACGACTGAATCGTCGTAGTTGTTTAAAATGTCGGATTCAATGTCACACAATTGTGAAACAATTTGTTTATTGGCGGAGTGTCCAGGGTCAAACCGCACAAACACCTTGTTGTAATGCGGGTCCTGTTGTGTTCCCTCCAATTCCATTCGGATTGCAACACCGTTCAACGACACGTTCTTTGTGGAATAAACAATGCGAGAGAACTTGCTATAAACGGCATCCGTGTTTTGAACCATGGTGCCAAAATGCAAGTGACGCGCATTAAAATTGTCAGGGTAAATCATGAAACTCATTGTGTGTATGTGTGTATGTGTATGAATTCTTAATATAGTGTCATGCAAATGTGTTTAAATAAATCACAGTGGTTTATAATTAATACAGAATTTGCAATTAGAGCACACGCGCATGAAATTCAACGACAATCATTTTGAACCCCATGTGGAAGCCGCCACAACCGCACCGTTGCATCCTAAATTGAAAGCGCTGTTTTCCACGGTGTTCCCATCCAGTATAAATCAGTTGAGGAATGTGATATTTTACGGTCCACGAGGAACCGGAAAATACAGCCAAACACTGGCTTTCATAAGCCGATACAGTCCAACTCGTCTCAAATATGAAAAACGGTTGACGGTGACATTCAACAAGGAGTCTTACTTCATAAAGATAAGCGACGTTCATTTTGAGATCGACATGTCGTTGCTGGGATGCACGTCCAAGCTGATTTGGAATGAAATACACAATCAAATTGTGGATGTGGTGAGCGCACGGCCCGACCCCGTGGGAATCGTGTTGTGCAAAAACTTTCACAACATTCACAGCGAACTACTGGAAACATTTTACAGCTACATGCACATGCCGCATCACAATCACATTCATTTAAAATACGTCATGATCACTGAACACATTGGATTCATCCCCATCAACATTCTGAACAGCTGCGAAATTGTGCCGGTGCCGCGGCCCACGGGTGCCATGTACAAAAAAATATTATCAATTGATCCGTCGGTCAAACTTGTGCCAGAGAACATAACCAACATAAAAACCTTGCAAACTTCCGAAGCCGAACTGGCTGCCACCGCAACCAATCCGCACCAAGAATTATTCAACCACTTGTGCGAATACATTGTCAACGTGGAACAGCTTCGGTTTTCACAATTGAGAGAATTACTGTACGACATTATGATTTATGATTTTGACATCGCCGAATTTGCATGGTCCTTGCTCACCGAATTGAAACGCAAAGGATGGTTGCATGATGACGACATGTCCACTGCATTAATCAATACCTATAAATTTTTGCAGTATTACAACAACAATTACCGCCCCATTTATCATTTAGAAAACTTTGTATTCATGTTGGTGACACTCATTCATCCGCACGCTGGAAATGAATCAATCTAGTGAAAACAGCATAGACACATCGCGCCCATTCTGTGCAAAATCATGGAACCCAAAGATGCGCGCGCAATCCTGGGCGTGACGCGTGACTGTTCGTTAGCGGAATTGAATAAGCGGTATCGTGCACTTGCATTGCGGCTGCATCCGGACAAACACGGGAATTCGCCGGATGCAACTGAGGCGTTTCAGAAGCTGAATGCGGCATATTGCATGCTGTCGCCGAATGCAACTAATGACGCGGATAAATCAGCGGATAAATCAGCGGATGAATCAACGGATGCAAACACTGAGACGTATTCTAACATATGCATGAATTTCATAAAATCTCTCTTTGCACGCAAGCGCAATTCTCAAATGGATGAATCCAATGGGGGAAACACGATCCTGTTGGAGTTGTTGCACCGCGTTGTGCACGATTGCGCGTCGGTTTCGGCAAACGCGATACTGGATTCGCTGGATCCATCCACGCTGTTTCGGCTGTACGAAATATTGGAGCATTACAATGCAACGGCCAAACCAGACGCCCGCGTGTTTGACGAAATAACTCGCATCGTCCGACAGAAAATGCAGAATAATAACATCATCATTTTAAAACCATCTCTCAAAGACGTTGTGCAGAATAACATTTCGGTGTTGAAGGTTGACGGACACACATTTTACGTGCCGCTTTGGCATAGCGAGTTGCATTATCGGATTGAGGATGACAGTGGAAATGATGCATCTCGGCAGCTGATTGTTCGGTGCATGCCGGAACTGCCCGATCACATGTCAATTGATTCAAACAACGAGCTGCACATTGATGTGCGGGCTGACATAAAGGAACTTTTGAGCAGAGACGGCGTGTTGCGGATTCCATTGTACGATTCTGAATTTGTGGAACTGCAAGTGAGAGAATTGCACGTAATGTCTCGGCAAACCATCGTGTTGCGAAACAATAAACATGGCATTTCTCTCATTTGTTCAAATAATATTTACGATGTGAACAACAAAGCACCCATCTGCGTGCATGTTCATCTCGTTTGAATTCGTGGTGCATGATGCAAAAAAAAACAATAAGGTGCATTTATTGTTTTTATATCTATATGATTTTTTTAGCGGGGTTATGCGTGTTTATGTGATGTGAACTTACCCGAGGTTGGTGCCTTTTTTTAAGCCCTCTTCTTTGCGACGATCTTCTTGGGTGCAGTGACAGCAGAAGCAGAAGCAGCGGCAGAAGCAGAAGCAGCGGCAGCGGCAGCGGCAACTGGAACCGAAGACGCACTTCTTTGCATCGGAGCATTGTCATCTTCCTCCTCATCGGAGTCCTCCACATCCACTTCTTGTGCAGCAGCAGAATGCACGTGGTCGTCATCATGATGGGCTACTGCAGCCGCGGGCTTGGAAATGCGTCTTTGCTCGTCATCGTCCAACACAATGTGGCACTTGCCGCGAAGAGATGGCTTGGGCTTCAGGACGGCCTGCACCAGACGCCAAGTCACACCGAAACTGCCGCCGGCGAACCAGAGACCACCGCACGTGATGATGAGCGCCGCATCGGACCCTTTGACAATGATGTCTTTGGGACTCTTGCCGTCGGGATTGGGGAATAATGTGTTGTTGTCAGTGTCGTAGATTTCAATTCCCTTCCACTCGCCGTCATAGAATGGCAGCTTGATTCGGAGGGTGGGGTTTTTGCTGTGGTCGGGTTCGCCAGTTTGAGGATTCTTGGAGTAGGAAAGCACGGGATTGAAGATGGCGCCGATGACTTCGGCAGACATGGCCTTGCCAAACCACTCCTTTGCATTGGTGATTGCATCGCGCTTGATCTTGGCTTCAAACTGCTGCAGGGCCGCAAAGAATTTGCTGACGCCGGGGGTTTTGTACTCGTCGCTGGGGAACTGGAGCGCCATGCTGTAGGACTGCACCTCACCGGTCTTCTTGTCCAAATTCTCGTTCACGCCCCAAGTGAGCATGAGAGGGGTCTGGATGTTGAGCACGGAACTGGTCGCAGCATTGAGAATGCCGACACTCTTGCCGCCAGAATTGTTGACCTTGACTTTTGCGTATTTGATGTCAGTCTCAGGGTTCAGATTGACGCCGGAGATGATTGATTGAGCGGATTGACTTGCGTGACTTGCGGACATTGTATTGTTGGTAGTCGGAGGGGGTGTTGTTGTTGTTGGTGTTGTTGTTGTAAACTTGCTTACCCATCCTATGCCCAAACCTCTAAATCAATTTTTTTTTTAATTCGGCGAAAATACTTAGAGAACATTGGATTCCGATGAATCCGGTAATTCAATGGATTTACTGAATGGATTTGCCATTTTGTGAAGCGTATTGGTAATGTAGTTCAACGGGATTTTTACCGTGTCGTACACGCCATTCACAAAATCAATGTGTGTGTTCATTTTGTCGCACGTTGCAATGACATTGCCGTCCAATTTCTGCATTATTGTATCCAATTTTCTCTCAATGTCGTCCATGCGATTCATGATTTGGTTGCAGCAACAACCAGTGTTACTTGGTTGTGGGTTCATGCTTATTATATACACTCGGATGGATATAATAATCATAAAATAATCATAAAATAAGTGCAGCGCCTAAATCAGCCCGTTTGCAACGTGGGATTTGAGAACAGATACGGCGCACTCATTTTCAGCACCGTCTGTTGCAAATTTGGTCTTCTTGGACGAGAGAATGTCAGAAATAATTTTCTCAATTTCCACAAACAATGCAGCCTCTGATTCACTGGTTTGAAGCGTCTTTTTCAGTGATTCCAAGAGCGCACGCATGCGAGCCACTTCGGCCTTCAGACCACTGAACACGGTTTTGCCTGACGCATAGCGCTGATTCAAGTCCTTCAAGTTGAGGAGATCCTGGGCATATGCAGCAGAATCGGCGCGCAGCACGTGCTTGTACTTTTCGTAGTGTGCTAAAAAGGCTTGCGCCAAATCGCGCGTGTCGTACACGGTTTGATTTTGGGCCCGAGCAAGAATTTCTTGCATGGCCTTCTTGTGCTCGTCGCTGACAAGCTTGGACACGTGCGCCGAAAGCACGGCAAAGTCGGCATTGGTGTCGTCCAGCGTTTTCAAGAACTGCGGTTTGATCAAATCCAGCTTCTGCAAATACAAGGAATCCGCCGACATCTGCGCGTAATGAGCAGCAATGCTTTTATTTGTTTGAATGATGCTGGCCTGCAACCGGCTCAATTGTTTCTGCTCGTCATCCTCCTTCATGATGAAATTGTCCAAGTCGGATTGAGAGAAATTCACGTCCCTTTTATTTTGATCAATTTCTCTCTTCTGCATGGTTTGGGTTTCCTGAATGATGGACACAATGCGCGTGTGCATGTTGTTGACCTTGCTGATGACGTCGGCTTTTGCGTTTGCAATGGCGGCGGCAACAGGCACATGCGCGGCGGCAACACGCACATTAGAACCTGCTGCATTAGACAACACGTCTCCGCACACTCTGTTTTGCATTGCAGTGAAGGTGGTTTTCATGGCAAGTTGTGCAGCATTGCACTTCAGGCCTTTGCACTTCACTTTGTTAATGCAGGATAGAATCTCTCTGTTGCAGTTTACACTGCGGTTCAAACCACAGCACTGGTCGTGCGCTCTGCAGCATGAATCAAGAGAGTCCTTGGGCGCTACACCCCAACGACAGTTTGGCCCTTCGGCACCATTGAATCGTTGACCTCCACAATAGTTGGGACCACAATAATTGCCATAAATTTTAACGCCTCTGTTTTTTATGTTGGAAATAACCTTGGCTGCTACAGGCGCAACAACCTTGGCTGCAACAGGCGCAAGAACCTTGGCTACAACAGGCGCAGAAGCAATAACCTTGGCTGCTACAGGCGCAACAGGAGCAACAACCTTGGCTGCAACAGGCGCAACAACCTTCTCTGCTACGGGAGCAATAACCTTGGCTGCAACCTTGGCTGCAACAGGCGCAAGAACCTTGGCTGCAACAGGCGCAAGAACCTTGGCTGCAACCTTGGCTGCAACAGGCGCAATAACTTTGGCTGCAACCTTGGCTGCAACAGGCGCAACAGGCGCAGAAGCAATAACCTTGGCTGCAACAGGCGCAACAACCTTGGCTTCAACCTTGGCTACAACAGGCGCAACAGGCGCAGAAGCAATAACCTTGGCTGCAACAGGCGCAACAGGCGCAAGAACCTTGGCTGCAACCTTGGGTGCTGCAGCGATAGGAACATTTGGCCCGGCTTCACATCCTGCCGCAAAATAGCAGCGTGAGCCGATCGGCTTCCATGCAAGTTGCCATTTGGAAATGAGTGAGGTGGGACCGTCGTAACCAGTCATTTCCCACTGCTTTGCGCCGCGATTCACATTCATGATTTCACCACTGGGTGAAAAATAGTCGGCTGCATTTTTAGCACCGTCGGCATTGCCGCAAATGCCACCCATCCGGCCATAATAATTCATGGGAACGCTGGTTTCCAAGACGCCGCAGTATCCGCCAATGATGAGTGCACCAAATCCTTCCGGAGTGGACATCTTTAACCCATCCGTGACATCCTTCTCACCGTGCCATTCCACGTTTTGCTTTCCGTGGCGAATAGTGACACCTCCGAATTTAACGGTTTCATCCTTCTTCAAATCCATCTCTACGCCATTGATGCGAATCTTCTTGAAATTTTCCACATTCACTTCAATTGAAATTTGTTTGTAACGCACCAAAGCCCCCGTCATACAGGATGGCACCCCTACCTTGTCAGCGCCGTTCTTGCGCATCTTTTCTTGCACTTCAAAAATTCCGTCACGCGACGTGGCAATGGTATAAATCCCGGGCTCTTGAATGTGAAAGAAATCGCCATCATAATTTGTGCAGTGGGGATCGCCTGATGCCACGCAGAACCGTTTGCTGGGAGAGGCCGCCTTGTCTTTGGATGCAAATTCCATTGCAGTGACAGCGCTTTCTTTTGCAATCGCCTCGCTTTTGGTAACACGCATGTCTTCCAAGCAGCCGCTGTACACGTCAGCATTTTTTTGAATACCGAGTGAATTGCAAAATGCAGAAGCCGACGTTCCGGCCGGAGTTTTGATCCAATCATTCAACGCCGCCGCTGCAGGTTTAGGTGCAGAAACCTTGATGCTGATTTTAGGAGCAGGCTTGGGAGCAGGTGCAGGTTTAGGTGCAGAAACCTTGATGCTGATTTTAGGAGCAGGCGCAGCAGGCTTAGGTGCAGAAACCTTGATGGTGATTTTAGGAGCAGGCGCAGTCTTGGGAGCAGATGCAGGCTTGGGAGCAGGCGCAGGCTTGGGAGCAGGTGCAGGCTTAGGTGCAGAAACCTTGATGGTGATTTTAGGAGCAGGCGCAGGCTTAGGTGCAGGCGCAGCAGGCTTGGGAGCAGGCGCAGGCTTGGGAGCAGGCGCAGGCTTAGGTGCAGGCGCAGGCTTGGGAGCAGGCGCAGGCTTAGGAGCAGGTTTGAAACGAATGGACAATAACAATTTGCGTCCTTCATGATGATTGTTGTCACTATGAGTGGAACTTGATGAGCTTGACAAACTTGATGAGTTGGATGAATTCGGTTCATGCAATTTGTGCAATTCAGACAATTCATGTGGTTTGGCATGGTCAAATGTCACGACACTGGGATGGAACTCCATTGGAATGCCGCTCGTCATGGAGAGAGTGCACAATAATAACAAACATGGAACAAGCTTCATTTTAGACGGATTGGTTATGCATTAGGATGATAAAAAAGTCTAAATTGTTTGAACATGAGTTTTATTTATTGCACTTGTGATTGCTAAACTTCAATCAGTTGTCAAAAGATATAAAAAAATATAAGTAGTATAATAAAAACGACACGTGTTTTCATGTCTCATCCACAACACATTCACCATGACAATGCGGACGTCGCCGTCGATCTGCCAAAATCAAGAAAGAATGTTGCTGTCATTAAAACCCGGGTGTTGAAGAAAAAACCGTCAGCGTCCCACTTGCGCATTCCTGAATTTGCGGATCACGCTGAGTTTATGACTCACGATTACAAAGTGTCCGAACTAAAGGACATGTGCAAACATCACGGCATTAAATGCGGCGGAACTAAACAGGAGCTAAAGCAGCGGATGCACACGCATTTATTTGAGTCGTATTACATAATCCGCATTCAACGCATGATTCGTCGCAATTTCATTAAAATGCACGCGCGCGCGAGCGGACCGGCATACAACGATCGGTCGTTGTGCGTGAACGACACTGATTTTTACAGCATGGAACCGGTGCACAGCATTCCGCGCAATCAATTTATAAGCACGAAGGATGATTCCGGCATGGTGTACGGATTTGACATCATGTCTCTCTACACGTATTACACATCCGAATTGAAGAGCGGACACATGACGCACGACGCGCCCATGAACAATCCATACAACCGAATGCCGCTTCCGTTCACGCTTGAGTTGCAAATGAGCCGAAAAATTTGTTTAACCCGCATACTGGGCGTAAATTGCACAATTGAAGCCGAACCCGAACCCGTGGTGTCTGCCGAGCAGCATGACGAACAGCGGCTCTTCATGGTATTTCAAGAAATAAACACGCACGGACACTACGCCGATTCGTCATGGTTTAGCGAGCTCGCCCCTGCACAAATCATGCGCTTCATGCGCGAGCTGGCCGACATTTGGAATTATCGGGCGCAAATCATGCCGGAAACAAAACAAGAGATTTGTCCGCCGAATGGCGACCCTTTTCGGTACATTGATTTGCGACACATGCACCCCAATCACATTAAGCACATGGGAATTCAAATCATGCATACATTTATTGCATCGGGCACAAACCGAGACAGTCGGGGATTAGGAGCATACTATGTATTGTCGGCTCTCACTTTGGTGAGCCAACCCGCCCGAAATGCCATGCCATGGCTGTATGAATCGGTCATGTACGTGGGCCCGAATTAAAACACACCCGGTTCGGCAACATTCGGCAAAACATTTAGCACATTTCAACGCATTTTGGCGCATTGAAATGCTCTTATAAAGACATTATTCGTAAAAAAGCTTAAAAAGACATCTCTATAGAGGGTATAAACAAACACCATGGCCAAGACAAAGACAACCACCGCTTCGGCGACTGCTTCCACCACAACCGCTACTCCCACTCCTGCTCCTTCCGCAGCTCCTGCTACAAAGGCTCCCAAGGCCCCCAAGGCTCCCAAGGAGTCCAAGGAGTCCAAGGAGTCCAAGACCGCTGCCCCTGTTCCAGCGGTTGTTCCCACCGACGCTTCCGCCGACGTTGCTGCGGTTCCTTCCACCGATTCTGTCATTGCATCCCAATTTGCTTCCATTTCTGCCAAGTTGCAGCAGGTGGTTGCTTTTGCTGGCACTCTCCGATCCGAGCTTCGCGTCCTTGAGCGCCATGCCGTCAAGGAGATTCGCACCGCGCAGAAGGCCAGTGCCAAGAAGCGTCGCAAGGTCGGAAACCGCGCCCCTTCCGGCTTTGTGAAGCCCACCCTCATTTCCAAGGAGCTGTCCGAGTTTCTGGGAAAGACCGATGGTTCCGAGATGGCTAGAACCGAAGTGACCCGCGAGATCAACGCCTATATTCGCAACAACAACTTGCAGGACAAGGAGAACGGTCGCCGCATCAACCCCGATGCCAAGCTCAAGTCCCTCCTCAAGTTGAAGAAGGGTGAGGAGCTCACCTACTTCAACCTGCAGCGCTACATGTCCCCCCATTTTGCCACTGCAAAGACCGCTGTATCTGTTAATGTTGTATAAAAATCCAAAACAGAAATAAAAAATCCAAAACAGAAATAAAAAAATCCAAAACAGAAATAAAAAATCCAAAACAGAAATAAAAAAATCCAAAACAGAAATAAAAAAATCCAAAACAGAAATAAAAAAATCCAAAACAGAAATAAAAAAATCCAAAATCCAAATACAATGAAAACGCATTGTTTTTATTGTATTGCATTCATGAATTCAAATGCCAATTATCATCTATCTTGTAAATTTATCGCGACCATATTTGCAATATTGTTTTTGTGAGAACCCTTTGGGATGATTGCAGTCAATGCTGCGTTTGTATTTGAGTGACCATTTATGTCGGCGGGTTTTGTTAGTGCGGGAGCCTCTAACACGAATTGTTCTGGGTAATATTATCATTTATTGCCTTGTTTGGTTGTATGGTTGGAATGCATGTGCAATATGTGAATATATTAATTATTCATTCATTGTCTTAATAAAAAGGTTCATAGGGTGGTAAATTCATAAAAAAAAATGCGCACCTGATCGTCTTGACAAATTATTGACTTGTGCGACATGTTTCGGCGTGGTGGATGATTTCGCCAACGGCGTCTTGCGCAGCGAGTTTGTAGGCGAGAATGTGTTTTAATCGCATCGCAATGAGAATGCGTGTTGCATGTTGCAGTAAGCCGTGTGACACCGTTCGGTGGTGCTGCTTTGTGCCCTCCTTCAGTTGCTGCAGTTGTTGAATGGGCTTTACGGTGGTGGGTTCAATGGTGCCTTCCAGTGAAGAGATGTGTGCGCGCATGTTTGCAATTGTTTTTTGGATGGCTCTCACCATGGTCCGTTTTGCCTGTTTGTTGGTGACGAGCATTTTGCGGATGATTTCCAGCTGAGCGAGGGCCTCGTGAATTGCCGATTCTGCGACGGCGAATGCGCTGGTTTGGCAGCGAACCTTGTCGCGAATGAAACACGCGTGCTTCAACGCGGTCATTTCGTGTTCTGGAGTGGATGGAACGACTGCCTTGGGTTGCTTCAAATCGGCGTCAAGCTCGGCGCGAACTTCATGCACGAGCGCGCGGGTGTCTTGAATGTAGCGCTTGAGTTCGGTGCATCCATTCACATGGATGATGAACGTGTTGGCAGCGGTGTTGGGCATTTGTCTGATTGTCTGATTGTCTGATTGTCTGATTCGTGTTCATTGTCAAAAAGTAATTCAATTTTTTTGTTAATAATTCAGAAAAAATAATGCATAATGCATAATGCATAATCCAAATCAGGTTCATTTCATAAATATGAAATTTTCATGAGCCATTATGTTGTGCAACAATTCATCGTCGCGCGTATTGAATTTGTGGTAGACCAACGCCAATGGCATGGCCGTCGAGTCAAACATGTTGCACGTTTCCACTATGTCATCGTAGTTGAAATGAATGCGATTTTCGGTCACTTGGTCACCATTGTGATGCAACCACGTGTAAAAGTCAGGTGCAAATACGTCGCCACTTTCCTCCGCATCTTGTCTGCATTTTTTGTATTGTCTGAATAAATTAAGCGCAATCTTCAGATTAAGCCCGTGCATTGATCCCGAATTGTAATCGGTTCCGGAAATCACACAAATTTGGCGAAATTCGGTCATATTAATTCCCAGCAAAGCCAGAATTTGGGACATGTTGTACATGGTCATGGTTTCATCAAACAAGTTGATGTGTCGCAGCACGCGCGGACATCCGTGCACAAACATGTCGGTGTCGTCCGACACGCACGCATGCGCCTTGTGCTTTAAAACCATTTGTGCGCACAGGGCATCTGCCTCGCCGGGGGCCACGACGTAGCTGACCCCCAGTGCCTGCATCAACGCCTTGACCCGTTCAAAATCGGCATCCTGCAAGCGAATAAATCGGCGTTTCAACGTCTTCAACGCATGTTCATGGTCCGGCGTTCTTATTAAATTCATCGCGTTTTTTATACGATTGTACTGCGTTTCCGCGATCCGTTTCATGCGGGTTCGTTTATTTAAAATGCTGCGTTTTTCAACGGGTGGCTTGCCGTCAAATATGAACACGGGCACAATGCCGCGCAGTTGGAAGAGCGTGATCATGCTGTACATGTTTTCAAGCAGGGCTTCATCGGCCATGAACCGATACATGTAGATGCTGGCATCCACAACCACCGTTTTGCCCGCCAGATCGGCAAATGTGACGGTCTTGATTGCTCCCGGGCACTCCCGCCTTACAAAGTGATTCAAGTGTTTAATCCCCATAATTGAGTGAGCTTGCAATTGGCGCGTGTATGTGTGTGTGTGCATGTGTTAACGAAACCGTTTGAATCAATTTTTCATTCAATTTCGCTGCAAAATGGGAATGGCGTTATTGCTTATCCCCGTCCAGACGCGACAGCGCTGTCATGCGCATGCTGGAACCCGGAGACATCGCGGTCACGTCCGGAATAGGGCAACGGCGTTTACAATGGAGCAGCATTTCCATGAACCCGTTGAAATTGGACGGAATGGTGCGAAACTGCATCATCTTTGCCGATGGATTATTTTTATAGCACCACACCAAGAACACGTCGGGCGAATGCTGCAATGCGCACGTCATGACGTAATACGCAAACACGTTGGTGTTTTCGCGGTATTTTTCGGCCACTATTGCTCGGTTCTTTTTGGTTGGGTCCATCATGACAGCATACGGAATGCCCATGTGGTGCATGATTTTGGCACATTGCTGCAGAGCATGCTGCGCGTCGCGTTGAAGCCCCTCCATCACGCACTCCGCAAACGCAGCGAATTCAATGGTGGAAATTGGATCTCTGGTGCGACTGCGAATGCCACCACTGGTCGGCGAAAAACACGCAAACACCACGTTCAAAATGCGCGCCCAGATTTCGCAATACGTTTCATACACGCGCACCGTGTGCGAAATGGCGTACGTTTGTTTCAGCATGTACTGCATTGCGGCATCCACGCCATCCTTCATGTCGCTCTCAATGAACGAGAGCCCGAACGCGTGGAACGATTCGTGAATGAGCACCTTGAACCACTCTTCTTCACGGTACACCATGATGTCGTTGGCCTTGGCGCAGTGATATGCCATTCCGGTGTTGGCGTGTTCAGGGTCAAACGCCTCGCCCTTCTCGTCCGGAAACAGCTTCTTAAAATGCGTCATGTAAATGTAAATGTTCAGCGTGGCCGAACACGTGGCGCGATTTGCGTGCAGTGAAACCAGGTGCATGAGCGCACACACGCGCTCGGCGTGCGCCAGCAATGCCTTCATATTCAATTGTGCGGGCTGCTGGTTGAACATCACGAAATGCAAGACGACCTTGCGGCCACCTGCGCTGAAGCTGTACGTCACGGCCACGCTTGGTTCGTTCAAAATGTAGTCCTGAATTTCTGAGGGGAAGTAGTCCGTGGACGGTTTGGAAGACAGCAGTTGTTGCCGCATGTCGGCCGGCAGCGGCAGCATCATCAATGAATCAACCGATTGCACGGTCGGCGGGTCTAGTTTTTCCGAATTGCATGCAGAAAATGAGCGCTGCATGTCCGAATGCAGCACGCTTAACACCTTGTAACATTTCTTGACATTGTGCGAATCCATCCGAGAGATTTTGTTATTACCAATATAGTGATCTATTGTTATTTCACTATATTTATTCTATTGCTCTATATGTTGTTTCCCTATTTCATTTCTTCACTTTCTCTCGGTGCAGCCGGTGCCGAACGCGCATGAGCTCGTCGCACACGACGGGCGGTTTACCACGCCTAAACTGCACGAGCTTGGCGTTCCGCGTGTTCAGCAGCATGTCCGCCAAATAGGAGTTCTGGCTGTATTTGGCGTATTGCGCATCCTCTAGTTCCTTTTCTTCGCGTGCGCCATAATCCGCATCTATTTGCACGGGGTCCTTGTCCTTGTCTTTGTCCTTGAAGGCCGCGCTCTTTGACAAATCCGAATCGGAATCCAGAGAGAATTGCAGATAGTGTTTGGGGTTCTCCTTGCGGAACTTGCTGCCCTGCAAATAGTGCTCTAAAGTGCGCCACTTGTGGCCGTCCAGTGTAAACAGCGCCTTGCCCCGGTCGTCGCCGGGCGGCTCCCACACGTTGGACAACATCTTGCGCCACTGCGGCGTCTCCTTTGCCAGCTCGGCGTACTTCGGGATGTTGGCGCGCTCAATGGTTTCGCCCGATCCCGTCCCCGGCAGCGGCTTGTCCATGCTCTTGCTGTAAAACTGGAACACGGTGGCGTCGTCGTATAACGGTGCATGAGCGGATGCGTGGACGACTGGAGTGCGCTCCTTGACCGCTTGTTCCTCTTCAAGGCCTTTCAGGCCCAGCTCCTCCTCGCGGAACGTGCGGAATTGCGGGATCAAGTAATACGGCCCCGCATTTCGCTCCATGCACTTTTCTATTACCATAATTTTTATGTCGTACGGAATCTCTCGGAAAGTCAGCAGCGCTTCACCCCTGTACGTGATGAGCTTGTAGTGCATGCCCGTGTGCTCCGTCATGATGTAAAAGTCGGGCTCAAACGAGCCGCGGTCCTCCAGCACGTGGTCGTTCAGCTGGCCGCACTGCAGTACGCCGCCCATTTCCCCTGCATGGAACCGTTCGGACGAGAGAATGATGAGTTTTATTCGGAGGACGCGCTCCAGCGTGGATATGGCCCACGTGTCGGCCCAATAAGCGCACGACTTCAGCATCTCGCGGAAATCTTCCAGCGTGTTCACGTTTTTCATGAAATGAAAATCCTGCAGCAGCTCCTTGCTGAGCGCCAGTTCGGATTTCAAGCGCTTGAACTGCGCGGCGTTGCGGCGCGACTCGGCAATAATTGCTTGCTGCTCTTTGGCCTCCGTGGTGCGCTCCAGTCGCTGCTTTAATTTCGCGTTTGCATCCACAAGTCCGCGCATCTCCGCCGACGTGGTTGCGATGGACTCCGCGGTCATGGTGTGTTTCTCCTTGTAGTTTTGAAACACGTCTTCGGTGGCTTCCGCCGCCAACTTGCGACGGAGTTCGGGCACCTCCACGTACTTGCCACGCGTGCGGTACGCGTCGCGAATCACGGCGAACAAGCACTCGCCGCCGCCCTCGTTGTCCGTTATGCCGAAATGGTTGTTCTGCATGTGCGTCTGGATCCACGGCTGGTCGGGCTGCTTCTTGTATTCTGCGTGCTCGGCTTCGGCCGTATCCTTGGTCTGGGCGGGAATGGCCAGCGCCTTCATTTTGGAACGCAGCGCATTTGCGGCTTCGTCCACTTCTTCCACCACATCTTCTGCAACCACTGCATCTTCTTCCGCAACATTTTCCACCACTGCAGCCTCTGCAGATGGGTCGGGTTGGGCTTCGTCTAGCGCAACCACAGATGCCGGAGCAGTCTTGCCGCGGCTGTCGGCTTCCAGCATGCCGGCCGTGACGAATGAGTAAATTAGAGGGTACGGCAGCTTGTCAATGTCCAAGTCGTCGTCGTCATCCAACACTTCGCTGGCTTGATCCGCGCGGATTTCAAACACGCCGATCTGTTTCACGACCCGATCATCCGTGTTGATCAAGTACATGGGATAGTAAAGGATGTCCTTCTTGTCTGTCTTGCCGCGACCGATTGCGATGCGCACCTCTTTGCCTAAAAGTTCAATTTCGTACATGGTGGCATCATAATCCGCGTCATCCCGCTCCAACTGTTTGTACTCACGGTAATTGATGTCTGGATTCAGTTTAGAACGGACCATTACGAGAGAATTCCGAATAACGTGTGTATTATTTACGTATTATATAATACATGCATTAAAAATATGTATCTATGTGTGTTATGTCCGCATTTATTTATTTCGCAACACCTTCGCTTTTCGTGCGACAACACATGATGTAACATCGTGCAATGGCACATATACCAAAAACAACGCCCATGATAATGAAAATCACGTGCGCAATTGGCATCCTTCTTTTACATTGTGGTGTGTTTTTATATTTCATACGCGCTTTGTTGTGTTTCGTTTGTGGTTTCGTTTGTGTTTGCGGGTGCCGCCCTTTCTTTCAAACCTTTTAAAGATAGACCACTGTCTTGGATTCAAATAATTTGACATCCTCCTCAACAAGTTTGTTGGAACAGCCACCTCCGGTGCTCCCTGTGTGCGTGCTGCCGATGCGTGTGCAACCGTGGATTGAAGTTGCTCAGCATCCAATGCTTGTGATCTTTTTGATTCTGGTTTTGAGTTTGATTTTGCAACACCGGATGCAGATGCAGTTGATTTAGTTTTTGCTGCAATCGTCAAGCCTCTTAATCGGGTTCTAGATGCATTTTCAGCATCGGCTCGTTTTTTTTCTGCCTGTTCCATGAGTCTTTCTGCGGTTCTTGCTTTTGCTTCTTCCGCAAGTCTTGCTTTTGCTTCTTCCTTTGCTCTTCTTGCTTCTTCTTCCTTTGCTCTTCTTGCTTCTTCTTCCATTGCTCTTCTTGCTTCTTCTTCCTTTGCTCTTCTTGCTTCTTCTTCCATTGCTCTTCTTGCTTCTTCTTCCTTTGCTCTTCTTGCTTCTGCTTTTACGTCTGCTTTTGCGGCTGCAGCAACCTTTCTTGTTTCTGCAACAACTCTTCTTGATTCTTCCTTTGCTCTTCTTGCTTCTGCTTTTGTTGCGTCGTCTATCCAAGATGTAGCTCTTAATTTGTCCACTGTGATGGCGGAACATACGGAAGAACATAATCTGACATTTTCTTTTATCAGATCAACCACCTCTGGCAATCGGGTATTTGAAGGAAAATCCGCGACTGCAAATGTCTTTAAAAAAGTGCGAAAATCATCAAATGCAGTAACCGTAATGTCAGTGCTGGTTTTAATTGGTTTATCCTGTTCGGGATACACCACTTTCAAAACACTTCCACATTGACAATATGGATAATCATCAAAATTCATTCGGTTTGACATGAAGTCAACGAATGCCACCATCATCAATGCATGATGCACATTTTGTGGAGTGGGCGGAACGCATGTGAAGTCCACAACCGCATCCAAGTCTTCTTTAAACATATCCTTCAAAACTTTCACATTTTTATCGCGAGTCGGAAGAATAGTAAGTTGAAAAAATCCACATAGATCTTCTATGCTTGGAAATCTTGCAACCCGTTTTTGATTGTCAGAACTGCCGGCGGTTATTTGTTTCATTGCATTTACGGCTTCTTCGGCAGAGGTGGTGCGCGCACGGTCACAAACACGACCAAAATCACGTAAAACCTTGGCCCGGTCTTCGGTAATTGACAGATTCCAAATTCCGCCCCAGTCAATTAGATAAAGTTGCAACCCATCGGCTGTTGCCATTCCATTGCCTTCATGAAAATCATGTGGCATAATTCCCTTTCCTCTAACGCATGCAATGTTCGCCATCATGCGAAGAGCAGCTAGTTGATGTTCGCGTTGATGTGATCTCAGCTGATAAATCATTTGAAACGGTGTGGTTCTGGACACACTAGGTGCAGCGCGTCCAAAATCTATCATTTCCATAAAAATGACATCAATCATCAGCCTTGTGTCATGTCCACACCAATCCATGATCCAATTATAAATTTCGTTAGGTGTGCCAAGAACACCTTGTTTTTTGGTTGATGTAAAAGTTGATAACGCGGTTGCAAATATGGATGTAGCGGATGTAGCAGGCGGTGATAACAATGGTCCAAACATGGCCCGAAATTGGGCTCCGGTTAAAATGGCATGAGCAAGTACATCTGGTACAAATGGAGCCGTTGTTCTGCGGCAAGCGAACGCTTCAAATAACATGCATTGAGTGTCCGCTTCTTTATTTGCCTTGGCAGATGTCACGGTGCATTTATTTCGTCCACGATATTTATTTTTTAAATTAGTGCCATCACATACGAACGATATTTTTGCACAAAAAGTTGACACACGTGTTCCAAGTTCAGGCGCACCAGCAGCAACAGCAGTGTATGCAGCATGTGTATCCACTGATTGACCTATTGGTAATCCATATGGGTCTATTAGAACAGGGGGGATTGTTAATTCAAAAATAAATGAATACGTGCTTGCATCCCAAACAATTTGAATATCTGTTGTATTTGCAATCAATAGTTTCATCACATTTAGGTCATTGTATTCTATCCTATTATCAATGAAGTATTTCTGTACGGCATAAGCAAATTTCATACCACCGCGTTGTTTATCGCGCGCTTTATTCATGCGACCACGACCACGACCACGACCATGTGTCATTTTTGATTGCATTGAAGCTTAACATGGGTATATAAAATAAAATATTTGCAATGCATTGTCCATTAATGATTTTTATTTTATAATTTATAACGCCAATAACAACGGAGTGGATGCGTATAGCACCAGCAAATACGAGAGAATTGCAATAATGATTGCCACAAGCCATGCGGACCACCGTTTTTCGCTGAAATCCGATGCCGAACTGGCGCAAACTGCCGTCCTCGTTGTACATGAACCGGGGCTTGAATGCCTGTACCGTCGCAAACGCTGCTAAAAACACCAGGATGGAAAAGGACGTGATGTGCTGTTTGATGAAGAATTGATTCATGTGATATGTGTGATATGTGTGATATGTGTGATATGTGTGTATGCGAAAATAATGTAGTTGTGTGTTACATAATCACTATATTTGTTTTCATGAAATGTTTTATAAATTTGTAATGTCGCAATCAATGAAATAATTAAATAATTAAATGAAGTTGCCGTCAATGTTTCAAATTGGCCAGCGGATGCCATTTGCCTTCGTCATCTTCGTATTGAAAATTTGGATTGGTCCACACGTTGCCTAATGTTGGCGTCATGCCCAACACTTCGTTGCAATGCAGTCGCGCAAATTGTCGTAACGTGTCAAATGCCACGCCATCCGGTGTGCGAATAATGCGATTGGTTTCGGCGTCAAAAACGGCATACCAGTAATCCAAATCATGAAAAAAATGCCGCAACCGCATTCCGTCCTTCAAATATTTGAGCTGATTCTGTTTTGCAATGCTGCGCGTGTGCTTGAATGTGCCCGAGTTGCCAGTGCTAGACACGCTTTCGGTGTCATCGTCGTGGTCATCATACGCGGCAGGCACGACTGGGGCAACCGAGGCAACCGGGACAACCGAGGCAACTGGGGCAACAGTGGCAACTGGGGCAACTGGGGCAACAACGGGGTCTTGATTTTCGGTTAGGTTTAGTTTTGCAACCGCGACGGTCTCCTTGACGTACACGGTTCCGTAATGCCAAATGCAGTCATCGGAATCAAACACGCTGGAAACGGGGGCGGGTCCGGGCGGTGCGCACCAAATTTGAGGCATTGAATAATCCCAATCAATGTGTGGCACACAAATGGGATGATGATGATGATGATGATGATGCGATGCAACGTGCGGTCTTTTTTGCACGCCTCTTGAATGTTTAAAGTGGGCGTGTGATGGCATAACGATGAATGATATTTAGTTTTCATGTGCTAATCTTTATGCATTTATTTGCGTAATTGATGTTTTTATGCCCACAATTTTCATTTAATTCCATGCACTATGCATTTTTTGCAAGATTTTGATGAAAAAGAAAACAGTTCGCATGACACAATAAACGAGACGAGACGATGCAATTAAGCAATGATGTATTTGTGTTTAAAACCAACATTATTAATGTTATGAATAAGCATACAATATAACACGCACGTTCACTTCATGTCGTCCACGTTTGAATTGATGTATCACAAACAGAAGCATCCAACGTTGTTTGATTCTTTAGAGAATGCAAACACTGGTCTTCGTTCTTTGCAAAATTACATTCCACTGTACCGCCGTTTTTTTTCATTGTCTGAAACCAATCACAATAGTATAAATTTAAATCATCGGCACCATGTTGCATCGGTTGCAGCTGGTGCCACCAAAAGCACGGTGTCGGTCATGATTGAATCCACGCATTCGGAATTGCCGATTTCAAAAACGCAAGCATTCATCAAATATTCCCCTCTGCTTGATCCAATCAAATTTTTATCTGGAAAGTATGACATGGCTGCTGCCGATTTGTTTGCGCTTCCCAAATACGACACGGATGAACCAACCGCGGTGCATAAAAAAAAAATGCACGACGTGAATAATTCGTCCTATGTTGATTCTTTCTTTACGTACCTCACAAGTCAAGTTTTGCACACGCATGGGTTTGTGCACGGACTCGATTTTTACGGATCCTATTTAGCCAACCAAGATGAATTCACAATCAATGTGTATGATGAGCTGGAGTATTTCAGCACGTGTGATTTTTTTTTAAAAAATAAGAACAAGCTGTTTCGGCTGGATGAAATGCCGGGATTTGATACCCCCTCGCAAAAACCCAAGGTGACAATTGGCGAAGATGTGCACATGGAAGAACCCGAATCTGTCGTGAGTGCATTTGACGCCGTGTTTGTGTCATCCCCGGTGTCGGCTGGTGAGCACAATGAATTGTTATCTCTGGAAGAATGCGTGATTGCCGACCCGGCCGAACAAGAACCCGTTTTTTCAGGGTCCGGGTCCAGGCAATCCAATTCGGATGATTCGTGTTCTTCGCGTTCATCGGACGACGACGGCGATGAGTTTGCAAATGTTGATAACGTTGATAACTGCGACAAACACGGTTATGACGGCACTGACAGCGAGGGTGACCACAGCGAGGGTGACGGCACTGACAGCGACAGCGAGAGCGAGGGTGACCACAGCGAGAGTGACCAAGACGAAGTGCACAACGCGCACATTTTCAATTTTCCAGTGCACGCCATCATAATGGAAAAATGTGACAACACGTTAGACAGTCTCCTGTATGGCAAGAACGAGATGACTGAACCGGAGTGGGCAGCCACGCTCATGCAAGTCATCATGACGCTCATTGCGTATCAGCACGCGTTTGCATTCACGCACAACGACTTGCACACCAACAACATCATGTTTGTTAAAACGGACAAGAAATTCCTGCACTATTTGCACAAGGGCATATATTATCGGGTCCCCACTTACGGTCGCATCATGAAAATCATTGATTTTGGGCGCGCCATCTACAAATACCGCGGTCAGACCATGGTGAGCGACAGTTTTGATCGCACCGGAGACGCCGCTTCGCAGTACAATTGTGAGCCCTACCTGAACCCAAAAAAACCGCGACTTGACCCCAATCCCAGCTTTGACTTGTGTCGTCTGGCGTGCTCGCTGTTTGACTACTTTGTGGAGGACATCCGGGACGAAGCGGCGTGTGCTGCCACTTTAAAAGAGAGTCGCATTGCCAGTCTGGTGGTGGAGTGGCTGAAGGACGACAAGGGGCGCAATGTGCTCTACAAGAAGAATGGCGACGAGAGATATCCTGACTTCAAACTCTACAAGATGATTGCGCGCACCGTGCACGGCGCCGTGCCGCACGAGCAACTGCAACGCCCGATGTTTGCGCACTTTGCCATTCCGCGCAAACAAATCAAGGGCAAGCCGCACATCATGGACATTGACGCGCTGCCATCATATAAAGACGCTTTAACGCCGCTTTAACGCCGCTTTAACGCCGCTTTAACGCCGCTTTAACCGCAATCGCGTCTCGGAATATAAAATATCAGCATATTTTACATTGAATCCGAGCACAATTCCATTGCAACCATGACCGTTGATGCACGCGTTTTGAGAGACTACTTGCACCGAATCAAGGACGACTGGAATTACATAACCCCGATGGATTTTTACAACGATTACGTCATGAAAAAAAAAGACTACGTCTTGATTGATTTGCGGAGTGAAACGGAATACAAACAAATGCACGTCAAGGGCTCCCGAAACATCTTTTGGTTGAACATTTTAGACGAAAAAAACTTGGCCAAGTTGCCCAAAGACAAGCCGATTTTTTTGATTTGTTATGTGGGACACACGAGCAGCCAAGTGTTGACCTTGTTGAAACTGCTGGGGTACACCGTGACGTCAATAAAATACGGGTACGGCTTATCTCCGGTTCAAGGAGTGCCCGTGGCAGGATGGTTGGATTACGGATTGCCGATCGTGCGGCAGCACGCCAAAAGCCGCCGCCAAAAACGGCATTGAATGATAAATGCCGCCATTTTAATTTAAATGCAACATTATATGCTATTGTATCGCATATAATCGCTTATCGCATGTTAACGGTTCTGATCAACGGCGGCCTCCGCAACCAACTGTTCCAGGTGTTTGCCACGTTGGCGGCGGCCATTCGCAACGACGACACGTGTTACTTCATATGCACACCGAGAGATGCCAGCGGAAAACGAGCCACGTATTGGAACACGTTGCTTCACCCTTTGAAGCCCATGATGGTGCTTTCCACTCAGGTCAATTTGAACCGCTTCATGCAGCTGCCGGAGCATCAAGAAACCAGTTTTCGGTACAACAAGATTCCCAGCAAAACGGCCATGAATTCTGCGCCCCTGAAGCTGGTTGGCTATTTTCAAAGCCCCCGCTACTTTGCCGACGTGCGTGATCAAATCTATGCCAAGCTGCAGTTGCTGGATCAACAGCGCAGCATTCGGACCGTGTTTGCAAATAGCACGTGGTTTTCATGCGGGGCAGTCACGGTTGCCGTGCACTTTCGCATCGGGGATTACGCGCACATCCAGGAGGCGCATCCCATTTTGACGCTGGACTATTACCGACGGGCGCTTAAACACATTGTGGACCACGTGTTCGGCAGTGTGAGTGTCAAACAACTCAACGTGCTGATATTCAACCAAGCGTGCGACAGCGCGATCGTTCTGGATCATATGCGCCAATTGAATGCCGACCCTGCGTTTGCCGCACGGTGCCTGTTCCACAAAGTGCCGGACATGCTTGAAGACTGGAAACAGATGCTGCTCATGAGCGTGTGCGATCACAACATCATTGCAAACAGCACGTTCAGCTGGTGGAGCGCTTACTTGAACCAGAACCCGGGCAAAATTGTGTGCTACCCTGGCACGTGGTTCGGGCCTGCGCTAAAAAAGCACGACACGCGCGACTTGTTTCCAGAGGGGTGGATCAAAGTACCATGATGTAACACATCAAACATCATGTTGAAACAACTTAAATTGGTGTTGCTACATATGTGCAATCAATGCACAATCCAATGCAATCCAATAGCGGCGCAATACAGGGCATGACGCATGCCATCTGTCCAATTCCAGGAGAACCCGAAGGAACGTACGCAGTTGTGCGGGTGCTGAACGTGCCGGCATCGCAGAGCCCCGTGACTACGCCGCTGCACTTGTGCGACCCGTCAAAATTGATTACGCAGCACCGGTTGGGCAATCATGAACTGCCGCACCGCACAATTGATCCCCGTTTGTACGATGAATGCGAAATACAGTGGTACGGTGCCGGTGTTCTGCCGCCGCCCATGTACATGTGCTTCATCATCGCGAACAAGTGCTACCTGTGTGGCGATTCCAGCGACGACATTCACGGCGAATTCACCGAAAATTTCAAAGAGGGGTACCGGTTTTGTGGTGCATGCGTGCCGTATTTTCGCCAAGCCTTGTATAAAACGCTGGCCCCCATTTGGCGGTTTCGCCTGGAATCGGAACGCGCCGACCGACGCCTGAGCCCCCTTTGGGTGCATCGGACCCGCCGCGATGAATCCGGCAAATCTGACCGCACAAATTCGGGGCGGCCGTTCCGGTACACGCGTTGGTTCGTCAGCTCGTGGATCACTCGCAAATCCATCAACCGATGCGATCCCAGTGTGGAACCATTTGAGGAAGACCTCGTTTGCGTGGAGGAATGGATGGATCATGATGACAATGATGAAATCAAATCGGTAAGCGGAGCGGAACCCATGAGCAAAACGGTGTCAGTCATGGACGTGTTTTTTGCGAACCGCGGGTCTCTCACCGATCCAAATTACGACCCGAATGTGGATGACCCGCTGAATCAAATCCGATACATGACGCTGGATGAAAAACGGGAGATTATGCGGCGCGAATCGGCACCGTTTCAATAAATCAAATTAATGCGGACAACCGCCGGGTCCATCATCGCACAAGAGGGAGGTGTAGTGTAAATTGTTGAGATTGAATATGTACCACGTGTTTTTCCAATCAGGTGGGTGATTTCCAATGTACAATTGATCAAATGAAATGCCGTCTCGGTTGACCACGTATATATTTATTCTATACAATTGTGCCGCCGCCGAAATTTCAAGATCGGTTCCATATGTGCTCACCTTTTTCATTTCGTCTTCATAATTATTCATGTAAAGTGTTTGCCCGTTCACCACAATGCCATGTTGAATCGCGTTTCCAAACGTCTGTTCCGTGGTTTTATTTTGATAACGATTCAAATTTTTCATGACATACCGTACTATTTCTAACCGGATGTCGTAGGGGCTTTTGCCTTGCGTTATCCTTCGGTCCGCTCTAGTGAGCGTGTCGTGCAAACTGAGAAAGAGACAATCGCCTGACCCACCGTTATCATGAATGGTGAATTTTTTACGGGCGGTTAGTTTCAATAATTGTATTGTAGTTGTAAACCCATTTGGCGCCATTCTTTCAGCGTGCGTGCTTTTTTCCAGTTTGTTTACTTTTATCAATTCATCAATCGCTTTATCTAAGTTATTGTTGTGCTTCATCAATGCATTTGCATTTTTTATCGTGTCGTTAAATCCCATGTCAGTTAATTGGTTTAAATTGGCTTGGAGTGCAGGGTTGAGGTGCAGTAAACTTTCACGCGGGAAGCTTTGGCGTCGCGTGAAGCTTTGGCGTCGCGTGAAGCTTTGGCGTGTCGGAAAGCTTTGGCGTGTCGGAAAGCTTTGGCGTGTCGGGAAGCTTTGGCGTGTCGGGAAGCTTTGGCGTCGCGTGAAGCTTTGGCGTCGCGTGAAGCTTTGATCCAATGATCTTTGGCGTCGCATGATGCGTTGGTCCAACATTTGGCGCATTGTGTCACGATCAACCGGTTTCACAGGTTTCACAGGTTTCACAGGTTTCACCTCTTGCATTACAGGACCAATGGGTTTCACCGGTTTCACCTCTTGCATTACAGGACCAATGGGTTTCACCGGTTTCACCTCTTGCATTACAGGACCAATGGGTTTCACCGGTTTCACCTCTTGCATTACAGGACCAATGGGTTTCACCGGTTTCACAGGTTTCACCTCTTGCATTACAGGACCAACCCGAATAATGGGTTTTGCACATTTCAAGTTTGGTCGTTTGTTCACCTTGGCAATCAATGCGGGATACATCCGACCCAATGCCGAATCGTGCATGAACAATTTGCAAAACATTGCATGTGACAATTTTATGCCCTTGCCAGATTGTGTGAAATTATTGAACCGCGGATATGTTTTCAGCAATTCGGCGATGAATGCTTTGTATCGTCCACCTTTTGCGCCTTTCTTCAATTCTTCAAATGAATCATCCCATGGCGCATCGCCGCCAATTAACCAAGCGGTTGGGTTACCACTGCGGTCCTTTTGCAATTTCACGTCAATTCCTTTGCGCGTTGTCCCAGATTGATAGTGCGCCCGATTATTGTCTGATGTGATGAATGAATCAAACGAACCACCGGTTTTGCGGCGCTGGGTCTTATTGAACATATTTATTTATGATGCTTGACATAGTGAAATATTTTATTTGTGCATTTGCGCATTTGCACGTGTGCCCAAATCAAATGAATAAGCCGCGGATTTCACACACCACTAATTCAATTTATTCCGTGGTTTTGAAAACAATGGCGTCTGCAGGGTTTTTGGATTGGAGTTGGGTTTGGGGATTTGGTGCCGCATTGTTCAATTCGGCAATGTTTATGGTGCACGGCGAATTTTTTTGTGCAACAATGACCGTGGCGTCGGCCATTAAATTCAGGGTTATTAGATAAAACACGAATTTGGCCACATTTTCTTTTGTGCGGACATAGTTCACAAACGTGGATTTTGACTCTGGTGGTAAGTTGGGAATCAAATACCCATCTTTGGTTAGATCTTCAAATTTTTTGCTTGCGTCGACGGTGGGGTTTTCGGTTGATGTGGTCAGCATGCTAAACAGAGCCCACGGGTCTTCCTTCATGTAATCCAAATATTTTTGGATTTTATCACCACCGGTTTTCGGCTTCAAAATGCTGTCCATGAATGAAACCACCCCATTCAGCTTGATGAACAAATAGCCAAAGGTGTTTCCGAATGGTTGGAGCCAACCGGGGATGTATTCCAGGCACCAAAACAGGGGCACAAAGAGCACAAACCATGTTGCGAATGACGACCATGCTGCCAACCCATAGTTCGGAGTATTGCACTGTTGCTTCAATGACAGGAATGTTATGAAAAATTGAACCAACCAAATGATGGCCAAAAAAATGAATGCCAGTGTTTTGGATTGAGGGGCGCCAGCGCTCTGATCGGGGGTGGCCTTGTTCGTGTGATAATCAATCATAATGTAGACCAGAGAAATGATCCCATAAATGCCCAAGTTCAGCATCCCATTGTTGGGAACACTTGACGTGGGAGGTGGATTCGGGGGCGCTACAACCATATTTTTATTGCTTTGTATTGGAGAATGCACACAGTATAAACAATGTGTATAAATTAATTTGAATTTTTAATGGCATAATATAAACCCATCAGTCGCATTTTAATGCAGAGCCACTCCGGTCCGTCGCTCATTGAACCTGGTGTCAAATACTTTTTCGGCGGCGTGTTGAAAGAGTGCAACCGCCTGCGCGAAGAGTACAACAATGCCGTGTTCAACATCTGCATGCTGGGATTGTTCGCCCTGATTTTAGGGGCGTTGCTGTATTACAAACGCCGCAGCAAACCAACCCCGGAAGAGCAAGTCGTTATTCGGCGAAAGCAGCAAGAATACATTGTATCCAAGCTGCGCATGGTGAATGCCGCAAACCATGCTGCATCACGCGGCAACTTCATAACTGGGCTTCCTAAATGGGAAGTGCCCGAAGTGGAACTGATCAAGAATCGCAAAATATTTTTGTAAGTAAATCCGTGCAAAAAAATAATGTGTGCAACATGTAATGCCACATACACACACATTCGGATCCAAATGAATCCATCCAATGCACAACACCAACCGAAGACCAATGTCAACAAGACCGACTACGTGGAAGCGCTGAACGAGTACTATCGTTACAAGCACGATTACGACGAGAGGTACGAGGAACACAAAAAAGCCATCAAGGAATCTGACGCCCTGACCATGCCACAAAAACGGGCCAAAATCATGCAGCTTAAGCGCAACCGCAAGTGCGTGGCGTGCAGCCAAAGCGGAGGAACCCATTTCACGAACGAAGACGGCGTGCTGCGCGCGCAGTGCGGCAACCGGTCTCAGCCGTGCTCCCTCCACATTGAAATCGTGAAGGGCAAGTTCATGAGTTTGGAGGAGCTGGCGAATGAATCGCTGCGCGCAGCCGATGTTTTAAAGGACCACATCATTAAGACCAAGCTGGATTTGCTGTTCAATTACACCACCGAAGAAGAAGCGCTGCGCAAGTTTGAAGCGGACCGCGCGGCCTTGAAACAGGCGCTTGAACTCTACGGCGGGTTCCGGCAAAAGTATTTGGAAGTGGTGCGCAATGCGGAACGTCGCGAAGAAGTGGATGCGCTGACCGCCAAATTTTATGCGGCGGTGCAAGACTTTAAGGATATTGTGCAACAGGGTGCCGATTCCAGCCAAGAGTCGTCTTATGCGAGGGATGCGATTGCACTCTACATGGCGCAAATCGTACCAATCAATCAGCATCTTATGGAAAAAAAATACGTGTATTCCGCAGTGGAACGCTTAGGGAATGACATGTTTCGGCTGGTGCAGAAACCGTACACGCTGGAGCAGCTGGAGTTTGAGATTGACGTGCCGAGCATCACGGTGGAGGCGCGGAACCGCCAGCTGCGCGAACGGCTGGCGCGTAAGCGCAAGGACCAGCTGGCCGCGTACATATGGAATTGGACCAAAGACCAAGAAAGAATCACGGGCAACGTGCATGAAGTGGCGAACCTGGACGATCCCGACACGGGGAAGGACGAGCTAGTTGACTTTATCGTGGAAAACGGCGTGCCCACCACCAAATACACAGGCAAGGGACGAGAGAAAATGCAGGGAAAATTATAATATGTGGAATATACAATTCAGCCAATTAGACACCATGTTTAAATACATTTCGTTACCTGCGTTCATTGCGAGTTTCGCACTCGGCGTGTTTTACATCTACATTTCTCTCCCCAAGCAGCGCATTGTTACTGTTTATCCCACGCAGGACAACGCGGACTACTTCAACTTCCGAGACAAGGCGCACAACTGCTTCCGGTTTGAACAGGATATGAAGGCGTGCCCCGCCAACGACGACGCGCTGAAAACCATCCCCATGCAAACTTGAGACCGCATGCAAAATACCGGAAAAATGCATACACAAACAAACGGGTTCAAAGCATGTACGAGATTAATAAAATTATTTTATGCATACATTTACATGCAATAATACATATAAGAGTACCCATGTCTAAACCTGACACGCGCTTCGACGAGGAAGCCGCAAAGGCCAGCTCAGCAACAGCCAGCTCAGCAACAGCCAGCTCAGCAAAGGCCAGCTCAGCAAAGGCCAGCTCAGCAAAGGCCAGCTCAGCAACAAGACTCAATCCTCCTAATTTGGAAAAATTCAAGGATTCACCACAAGCCTTCATGAAACGAAAAAGACCTCAAGCAGAACGAGACGCTGACGATGCACGTTTCCAAAGGATATTGGAAGAACAATGGGCAGCATCAAGGAAAAAAATGGAATCGGCCAGCTCAGCAAAAGCAACAGCAACAGCAAAAGCCAGCTCACCAGAAGACGTGGAAGCATTAAAAACTTTAGGCAACCCGGTTTTCAATCGTGAAGAAATCAAGAAGGCATACCGCGAATTGGCACTGAAAATGCACCCTGATAAAAATCCGCATGATGAGACGAATTCTAAAGAGAAATTTCAACAATTAAATGCCGCGTATGAACGGTTGAATAAACTGCTTTCCTCCATGCATAATGCTGGTGGAAGCAAAAGCAAGCGCCACATTCGTCGAAAATATCGCAAAACAAAAAAAACACATCGTCATAGTCGCAAGACGCATGTTTAACAATTTAATCGCAATTTTCCAAAAAAATAAAATATTGTGTTAAAACAACTTAGACACTTAGCATTTGAATAATGCAACTTCATGACTTCATTCATTCTTCCGCAAGTCGGGTAATCTTCGGAATAATAATGGGTCTGGGTCTTTCCAGTTTATTTAGGAAGACGTGCCACGGGCGCAACTGCATGGTGTTCAAGGCGCCCGACATGGCGGAAACAAAGAAGTTCACGTTTAAATACGACGGCAAGTGTTTCACGTACAATGTCAACAGTGCAAAGTGTGATGATTCACGCATAGACGTGTCGCTTTAAAACTCTGGATGAGGTGTGCATCTAGGGTCATCCAGAAACCGACATCTATGTATATGCATTTCGCTGCATGTGTTTCAAGCAGTTGCACATCATGGTTCATGGCTCAGTTGGCACATGACATGTTAGCAAGTCGGGCTTGTCCGGATTCAGTTCGGTTCCATTCCCACGAGTAGCAACTGTGAAAAAACATCCCCCATGGCGCAGAGGAAGCGCGCCGTAAAACATCGTCGGTCATCCAGATTAGACTTTGATAAAGTCCGAAAGATTGATGGTTATCGCCATATGAGCCGGAGGTCGTCAGATCGAAACTGACTGGGGGAAACAATTCAATTCAGCAACTTTACAGAAGCTGCTACCCCCTATACGAGGAGGGGTTCGGATAATACCTGATGTCAAGCTGGACGTTAAACGGAGCTTGTGTTACCGGCATGGCGCAGGGGAAGCGCGCGGGGCTCATAACTCCGAGGTCACTCGATCGAAACGGGTTGCCGGTATCCATCACACATCGCATCGGTGCATCAAGGCACTAGAGCAACACACTTATAACCGGCATGGCGCAGGGGAAGCGCGCGGGGCTCATAACTCCGAGGTCACTCGATCGAAACGGGTTGCCGGTATCCATCACACATCGCATCGGTGCATCAAGGCACTAGAGCAACACACTTATAACCGGCATGGCGCAGGGGCAGCGCGCGTGGCTCATAACCACGAGGACACAGGATCGAAACCTGTTGCCGGTATCCATCACACATCGCATCGGTGCATCAAGGCACTAGAGCAACACACTTATAACCGGCATGGCGCAGGGGAAGCGCGCGGGGCTCATAACTCCGAGGACACAGGATCGAAACCTGTTGCCGGTATTCACTTTTGCCTGCATTCGCCTTTGTCTGCATTCCCAGAACTGGTATAACTCCGAGTTATAGGCGGTGCAAATCTGTTCCAAAGTCGTGAGTTCGTATCGCACTATCAATGTCATAAGCCACGACACAGCTATATAGCATTTAAACATGTTCATTTTTTTCATGGCAAAAGAAATGAATAATTTTGGTTTGATTTTAGGAAACACAATGCACGCATATTATTTTTTTTTGCATTGCGTTACACCCGTGAAACAGGAATCTGTGCAATACATAAAGCACATGAGCGACACCACCTGCATTGACGACTTGCCCACGGCATCCGGCCAAAATGCGAATTCACAGAATCAAAATGTGGTGATCAAGCAGGCCGAACCGGGCGCCATGTCGTATTCCCCCAACGTGCCCGATTTAGCGCCATCACAGCAACAACAAGGCCCGCCCCTGAACCCCAACCAGCAGCCCAACCAAAAGCTCATGAACGAATTGGTGAGCGGGGTGCAGCGGGCCAGCATGACGGGCATGACCGCGCTGCCGTCCCGCGACATCCCGCGCGATACGAGCGGCATGATGCAAGATGCGCAGGTACAACCCACGTATGTTCCGCAGCCGCAGCGGCATGTGGACTACATTCATGACCACGAAACCAGTTCCACGCTGGAGCGCGTCATGCACCAAAACACGCGCGGGGCCAATCGCGCCGATACTTTAGAGACGTTTTACGAGGAGATCCAGTCACCGCTCATGCTGGCCATTCTCTACTTTGCGTTTCAATTGCCGGCTGTCAAACGGTACATGTTCCGGTACCTGCCGTCGGCCCTGTTTGGCGCGGACGGAAACGCCAATTTGACTGGGCTGATCGCCACGAGCGCCATGTTCGGCTTTGTGTTTTACACATTGCAAAAAAGCATGAACCAGTTACTGGAATCTTACTAGTTGTGTGTTTTTTTATAACTGCATTTTGTATAAATGAAAAATAATAGTAATCGCAAAAAGCGCAGCACGCGTAAGACGCGTCAATGCAAACGCAATAAGAATCGCAGGACACGCAGACAACGAGGCGGATTAACAAAGATTGATGTGTTGCGCCAAGCACTTACTGATTATGTCAACAGCAAAAGCGACCCATTAATAACCAAATATTTTGGTAGTCACGATAAGTTTAATACCTTATTGAGTATTCGCGACCCACCTGAATTGAAATATTTGTGCGATGCGAGTGATGAGGATATTCGTACGCGTGAATTCCTTTTTACGACTAAACCAGTTGTGGTGAATTTAAAAATACAAAATATAGGAACCAACTGGCCTGATTTTGTCGTGCATCTGAAAAATGTGGTTGAAAATAAATTTAAAACCCACGAAGAAGCCAGTGCGGCGGCCAGTGCGGCGGCCATAGAGCAAGGCCTATGGAATTTAAAATTCCCAACTTCAGAAGCAGCAAAAGCAGCAAACGCAGCAAAAGCAGCAAAAGCAGCAAAACCCGCATCTACCGCAGTAGCAGCAGCAGCAGTACCAGCATCTACCGCAGCAGCAGCAGCAGAAGCATCACGTCCAGTAGCTCCAGTTGGTTGGAAACAAGTAGGAAATGTTTGGCAAGGCCCAGACGGGGCATTTGTTTCTCAAGACACATATAGACATCCAACCGGTGATGAGTTAGCTGCTAGATTAGCAGCTTTGGCAGACGATTAGTTCCGTTTTCGTATAATTCAATGCATTATATTCTATCATTTGTTATAGTTTGTAAAAATGATACAGCACCTTTTAGCGAAATTTCAAATTTCAAAAATGCAAGAAGAACAAAAGGAACCTGTGCATGACTCAAATGCAAATCCAACAAATCCAACAAATCCAACAAATCCAACAAATCCAACAAATCCAACAAATCCAACAAATCCAACAAATCCAACGCATTTAGACACGCCGTTCAAGTT